TTGCGTCCCCGGAGAATCCACGGCATACGCCCCGTCGAGAGGTGCGATCGATCAGAGCGCGCCACTCCCGCCGCGAGGATCGCAAGGCGCAACACGCATGGGTCCGGTGTGGCCGGTCGGGATGCCTACGGCTGCCGCTCAAATCCGCGCTGGGATCCGTGGAATGGGGTCGAGCGGAGTCGGAGATGTACCCGAAGAACTTCCCGAAGGGTGGCCGGAGAGCGGGTCTCCAGGGACGGGAATCTTTCCGTACTACTCACCAGCGGCGACGCGAGAGATCGCGGTTCCTTCGTACGCGCCCGCGCGCATGATGCCGGGCAACGTTGCTTCGCGTCATGCGATCACGAGCTGGGGAGTTCGCGCGCGCGGCTTCGGCGCTGCAGGCGCGAGCGAGTTCACGGTGAAAGCCGGCGAGGAGCTCGACGAGCACCTCACCACGAATGGATGCGCGGGGTGTGACGACTACAAGAGCACGCTCCGTCAGCTCGCATTCAAGTTCAAAGCCGCGTGCATGACGGATCCCGGCGTCTCGGGTCAGGTGAGCTTCAACATCTCCACGCCGCTCGCGATGACGGCGTTCGGAACGGGCACGGACAAGGCGCTTACGCTCGTCCTCGGACAAAAGAAAACGTACAGCGGTGGCCCTTGCACCGATGACAACGGCGTGTGCCTCGGGAACCTTCCGCAGATCGCGCAAGTGACGCCCGTCGCGCTCGGACCGCTCGTCACGCAGGTGCTCAACCAAATCGGCGATCAGATCCAGCAACAGCAAGCGCAGCCCAATGCGACGCAGCTTGGTCGCCAAGAGCCGCTCGTCAACGCGCTCGTGGGTGCGGCGACGGGTCTTCTCGTGGCGCTCTCGGCCGCGCTCGCGAAGGCGACGCCCATCGTCAACATCACGCCTACTCCGCCGCCCGCAGCGCCTCCCGCGACAACGCCCGCGAAAGGAATCCCGTGGGGCACGGTCATCGTGGGTGGGCTCATCGGCACGACGATCCTTGCGACGGGCGCGTTCGTTTACACGCACGCGAGGCGAGCATGATCGCTGCTGGACAAGGCGTCGCTGCGCCGCACGGTGGCGGTGGCGGTGGCGGTCACCATCACGGGGGTGGGGGCGGTGGAGGTCACCATCACGGTGGTGGCGGGGGCCACCACGGCGGCGGTTTTCGCTTTCGCGGACGTGGAGGGCGAGGAGGATGGGGCGGCCGAAACTGGGGCTGGGGTCCCGAGATCGTCGTCGTGCAAAACGAAGTGCCCTATTGCGTGTGGCGCGAAGTGAGCGCTCTTCCGAGCTACGTGTTCGCCGCGTTCGCTGCAGCGGTTCCCACGACCCTCGCGGACGGTTCGACGTGGGTGCAAACGCTCTCGGGCGGGGCGTGGTGGGCGAAGCACACATCCAGCGGCGGATCCGTCGTATTCTACGAGTGCGACTTTTCGGGGTCCGGATTTGCGGGCCTCCCCTCCAACGGAGAAACGAAAGAGAAAGCCATGACGATGCAAACTCAAGGGTTGGGCGCGGTGAGTGTTGGAGGTGTGAACACGATCCGAAAGCAAACTCACGTTGCTTCTCCGTCGATGACGCAGGGGCTCGGAGCTGTGTTCGTGGGCGCTCCTCGGGGTCGATCGATCGGCGTGGGGATGCCGGGACCGGACTTCGGGAAAGACTCCGAGCTCTCCGCAGGGACGTACGAGATTACGGGGACCGAGGTCGCGCTTTTCTCGGACAACGCCGAACCTCCGAAGAGGGGCACGCTCATCAACCCGAGCACCCCTGGAGTGATCGCGTTCTTCAACACGGCCTACGGAGACAACGGTGGAAAAATCGCTGGGGCTCCCGATCAGGTCGATGTTGCCACGACGGAAGTCAGAAACGGTCGTCGATACGCGCTCGTGAGCGTGAAGTCGGCGGCATTTGCCGGACAAAAGGATCCGTCGCACCCCGACGCAACGAACGTTTCCCCTGGTAACACGGGCTTGGTCGCGACCGACTACATCGCTCCGGTCGGGTGGACGGCTTCGCACGGTGGAACCGGCCCCGTTCCGAACAAAAGCGAACCCCTTCCCGAACCGCCGCCTGACGGCACAACGACGGCCGCGGCAAAATCTTCGAGTGCGATCCCATGGATCGTCGGAGGTCTTGTCCTCGCGGGGATCATCGTCGGTGGAGCTCTCGTAGGGAAGAAGGGCTATCGTCGCGCGAAAGCGCACGTGCGTCTTCACCGTATGAAGAGCCGAAAGCGCGCGTACGCCTAACCCGGCGCGCCGAGCTCGTCGAGCACGCCGCGCTTCTCTAGCTCCTCACGCGCCTGCACATGCGCATGAAGCGCGTCGTAGGCGTCGACGACGCCGCTGATCTGGTTCACGTGCGCGATGAAACGTGCGAGCTGCGCGTGTACGGCGCACCCGCGGAAAGCTTTTTCTCCGCACACACGAATCACTCGTGACCCAATGCGCGCGGTGGCGATCACCTGTCCGCCCGCTTGTGTGTGCGTCTCGACCCTGGTCATGGATCGAGCATTGTCTCACGACGCAGCGAGCACGCGCCAGAGCCCTAGAATTCAGCTCGCTTCAGTTGTCGCTTGAGTTACCGCTTCACTTGCGATAAAGCTCGGACGTGGCCAAGGGCACGTGTTGGCAATGCGGAAAGTCGGACTGCAAACACGTCGGCTTCGCGCGGCTGTCTCCCGAAGAACGCAAAGAGCGCGGCTCGCGCGGTGGAGAAGTCGCGCAATCCAAGTACGGCACGCGCGGCTCGAAGAAACGCCCCCACCGTTTCACCTCGAAGACAGCCCGAGAGGCGCGTCGTCTTCGCGAAGAACAAAAGGAGAGCTGATGGATCTCCTTTTTACGGGCGCGGCGGCATTCGTCGCGGGAGCACTTGTCACGTGGGGGATTTTTCTGCTTCTTGGAGACCCGAATTGATGATGCCGACGCCCGCTCCCGAGCCTACCGACGCAACGACGGCCGACATTGCGCCCGCGCCCAAAACCGTGGTGAAAGTCCCGTTCATTCCACGGAGCAATCGGCTTCTGATCGTCCCCGACCCGCTCGCGAAGTCGATCGGCAGGATCGCTCTTCCCGACAGAGAGAACCCGCTCGACGGTGGACGGCACTGGTCGGGGCTCACGTGTCGCACGGCGAAAGTGATCTCCGTGGGTCCGGGCTTGCACCTCTCGAACCCGCGATGGATCGGCTACCGCGACGCGGAAGGCAACGCACGTTGGCCGATGCACGGAATCAAGCCCGGAATGCGTATCCTCTACCGCGCGTGGGCCGGTAACGATGTCGTGATCGAGGGCGAAAAATACCAGACCATCAGCGTGAACCTCGTCGACGCGATCGTCCCGGACGGCGGTGGGCTCGATCTCATCGAAGATCGCTTGCTCGTACGCCGGCGAAAGAGCCTCGAACAAACACGCGGCGGGATCTGGATCCCGGAGATCGCGCAAAAGTCTTCGCTTGAAGGCGAAGTGCTCCAAACCGGCCCTGGGAAAATCTTCTCGAACGGAATCACGATGCCTTTCGACGCGAAGCCCGGCGATGACGTCGCGTGGCGACCGATGAAGGGCATCGACGTGTCAGAGTACGTGCCCGAGCTCGCGAAGCGGCTCGTGGGTGTGTTCGGTCCTCTTCGTGTGAACGGAGAAAAGGTCAACGAAGGCGGGCCTATCTACGAGGGAACCGACGAGATCGTGCTCCTCTTCGAGACCGATCTCATCGGCGTGATCGAAGGTGAAGGGCACTTCGAGCCCGTCGTCAGCCTGCAGAAAGAGCAGTGATGAAGACGAAACGCGTAGGCTCGGAAGCAGAGAAGCTCGGCAAGTTCGTGAACGGGCTTCGCGAATACCTGGGGCTCGATCCGCTTCATCGCCCTGGTCAAAAAGAAAAACCACGCGTAGTCGACGTCATGCGTTTCGGAGCAACGCGTCCGGATCCATGGCACTCTTCGCGGACACCGATACGAGGCAGCGGCAACGGATAGGAGAACGACGATGGGATTTCCCAAGGACTACGACGACTCGAAGTACGCCGGCCGAAGGCAAAAAGAGACGTGCCAAGGCAAAGATCTGAAGGGCAAACCGTGCTTGAACAAGGCCGTGAAGGGCCGATCTCTTTGCGGGCACTGCATCGATCGTGCAGCGGCCGAAGAGCAAAAGACGCGTGAAGCGCATCAGGCCGAGAAGAAGTAAGCCGTGGAGCGTCACCGACAACGCATGCACCCGATCGTGGAGGGTGCGGCCGAAGCGCTCAAGCAAATCGGAGGCAAAGCCGTTCGTCGCGCGCTCGACAGCGTGATGGAGGACGGTCAACGTGCGGCCGAAGAGATTCAGCGCGACATCATGAATGCGCGCTCGCGCGTCGGTGGTGACACCATCGATGTGCCGTTTGAGGTAAGAGAAGTGACACCAGAGGAGGAAGACATGGAACGAGCACGAAGACGAGAACGAGGGGCGCGCGAAGACAAAGATCCGGAAGATCCGCCGCCGAGCGGCGACGTCGCGGAGATCGCCGAGCTCACGGACATGCGTGATGCGGAGACCTTTCTTCGCCACGGCTGGATGCTTCTCGCCGAGCTTGCCGACCGCGGCTCGTATCCGAAGGAGAACGCCGACGAGCTCGAAGAGCTGCTTGGCGATCTTCGCGATCGCGTCGAGGACAAAGAAGGCGTCTAACAACTTCGCGCGCCGGGAGGCGTGTACGGTGGCGGACATGGTGCGTGGAGAGATTCCACGACGGGCGCGCTGTTGATGCCCGATGAAACATCCGACACCGTGCACCGCCTTTCGACGCGCGATCTTTTTCCGGGAGGAACGACCCGATGGCAAAGAGAACGAAGGATCTCGTCGACGAGATCGAAAAAGCGGCCGACGATCTTGCTGACGAGCTTTGCAATAACCCGCAACCGACGCCGCGGTTTCGACGACTGACACGCACTCTCAAGAAGCTCGTGATCGAGCTCGCGGTGAGGTTCGACGGATGATGTTCGCACTCGGATTCCTCGTCGGATTTGTGCTCACGCTCGTGTGGCACTGGTACACGCTCGCGCATTGGAGCGCGAGAATCCGAGAAGCGTGCGGCGGCAAAATTCCCGGATACGACGATGACGACGACGAAAGGAACGAACGATGATGCATACATTCATGGTCGCGTGCACCGTGTGGGTCGTCTTCTACGTGATCGCGGGGATCATGACGGCGATCTACTTCTACAAACCCGGACGCGGTTTCACCGGGCTCTTCTTTGTTGGGCTCGGGTGGTGGGTGGTGTGGTTCTGCGTCATCGGCGGAAGCATCAGTGTGGGGACACGAAATGAGCAAGCAATGTAGCTGGGGCGAATGCAAAGAGACCGCGACGCAAGTCGCACGGTGGAGCAACGAAACGCCAAAGAAGAAGAACGAGGTCGCGCAGCCGGCGAAGCCTACGATCGCGAGCTACTGCGACATGTGCATCCACGAAGCCACGAAGCACGGCGCGGTCCTCGTTGGGCCGTACACGCCGTGAAGAAGCACGATCCCAAATACGACGCGTACATCGAACACGCGATGAAGATCGGGGAAGCCACCAACTGGTCTACGTGGGAGGGCGATCGCATCGAGCACCGTGTCGAGTATCACGATCGAGATCGATTCGTGCGTGCGCTCGAACATCAGGTTGAAATCTTCGAGCACGAAGACGAGTGCGTCAGCGCTGGCAAGTGCCCTGGATGCGGCGGAGCACTCTCGAAGACAATCGACGAGCGCCAGGTCGGCCCCGTGGAGCTCGATCTCGTTGCCGGCACGTGGATCAATTACCGGTGTGCGAGTGATCCGCCGATCGGCGAAGTGGGTCCTCGTACGTGTCCGTGGCGCGGTGTCGACCGCAAAGAGCCGATCGGCGTCAACTAGCTCGCGCGCGCGACCGAGCGCCAGGCGATGCGGCGGATCGAGAGCGGCTTGCCGGCTTCGAGACCGCACGCACCCTCTTTGCAGAACGCTCCGATCGCGTCTGCGCCTTGCTCGTGCACGTGCCCACGAGCGCATGCGGCGACGGGCTCGGTCGGCCGTGGAGAGTCGATGCTCGTGCCCTTCACCATGCGGCCGATCTGATTCAAGTCGAAGATCTTCCCGCGGCGGTTGAAGCGGCCGGCCTCAGCGAGCGCTCGCATGATCTTGCGGTAGGACAGGCCCGTCTTCGCGAGCTCGCGGGCTCTGCGCATCGTTTCGAGCTCCTCGGGGTTGGGCTCCAGGTGCTTGCCGTCGCTCGCGAGCTGCATGCCGTACGGTGGGACGCCTCCGGTGCACTCTCCGCGCGACGCCTTGAGCGCCAGCGTGTCCTTGATGCGTTTTCGGATGATGGCCTTCTCGAACTGCGCGACACCATCGAGCATTGTCCGCATGAGCATGTCTGCAGGACCCTCGCCGTTGCCGATTCCGTCGACGCTGAAAAGCTGCGCTCCTTCACGGGCAACAGCACGCTCCACGGTCGCAGCGACTACTACATCTCGCGCCAGGCGATCGCGCTTCGCCACGAGCAGAAGACCAGCCTTGTGCACGCGCAAACCCGCGATTGCACGTTGAAGGCCGGCACGCTTCTCCAGGGGCGTGCCGCCAGAGACGTCGGGATCTGCTTCAAAAAGCACGATGCGGACCCCATGCTCCGCGGCCCAACGCTCGATCGCATCGCGCTGGGTCTCCATCCCGAGCTCTTGTTTGTCGGTCGACGCACGGAGGTACGCTATTGCCACGTGCGGATCGCCGCGTTTCGCCTGTCTCGCCACTGTTCAGTAGTATTACTGTAGGGTATCCACCTGGACAAGATAGTGTAACTCATTGATATCATTGAGTTTTTCGCTGACCGTCAAGATTGGTGTTGGCACGGTCTTTGTCTAGATTTCCCGTGAAAAACCAGAATCCCAGGACCGGCAAAGCAGAAAACATGCAGCGCCCGCGCAGCGCCCGCGGTCCGACTACAGGCCGAAGCTCCAGCGCTGCTATTTCGCCGCGGTCGAGCGCTCAAGATCCGCGGCGAAAACTAGACGCGATCGAGAATCAGCTTTCTCGCTTATAGATGTCTTGACCGCAAACAAGACGTCGCCCGCCGTCGTTGTCGTGTTGCTTGACGCCGAGAATGAGCTTCGGCGGTTCGATCCAGAACGGGAACCCCGTCGTGTCACTCCACCGCGGTCTCGCGTTCGGTCTCACGCGCGCAAGCTGCCACGCGTACGCGCGATCGCGCTCCTCGCGAGCTTCCCACACGTAGATCCATGCGTCCGGTCTCGTGTACGCGAACGGTCCGATCATTCCTCGCGCGCGTCCGGCCCGTTCGCTTTCCCGTTCGCGTTTCGCTCGTTTCGTTTTCATGTGATCGCCACGCGCAAAGGTGCGCGTTTCTGACAGCCAAAAAAAGTGATGCGAGAATTGACTTTCTCGCTTGCTGGTCCGTCTACCCTTTTGAACCCAAGGAACCCCATGCAAAACGTCACCTGTAATCACCACTCTTCCGAACGCGAGACAATCGGTCTCCCGTTCCCCGTCCTCGGAACCCCGTGCTCGTGTGCCGATACCTACCGGGCGATCGTTGCGGGCGAGGACATCCCAGGCTTGCGCGCTTTTTGCGCGATCGTTCGTGAGAGTGCGCGCCATCCCGAGAAGCTCACCTCATTCGCGAGCGATCTGATCACGTGGGACCGGCGCGAATTGACCGGGCATACCGGCCCGTTCCTCTGGGTGCTCCGTGAATCCGGGACCGTGCTCCTCATCCCGAAAAAACACGGGGAAAAGGGTTTCGAGAATCGCCTGACAGTGCGAGGAATCACGCGCGCGTTCTCCTCCGATCTTCTCTGGTTTTGGTGGGACGGGCGATTCCTGCGCAGCGTCACCCTTGAACAAGCGGAAACCCTTGTCCGAGAAGAAGAATACGGATCCTGAAAAAAGCGGGAATCAACTTTCCCGCTCGAACGTCTTACACACTGAGGAACGACAATGCAAAACGAGACCCGAAGCCAAAAGACCCGGACCGATATCAGCGCGCTCCTTCGCGCGCGTAACACCCTTCTCTGGATCGCCACGCGCGAGGAATTACGCGCTGAGCGCGTGATTACGGACGCGTGCGGGGACGCATCGTGCCGCGTCGCCTTTTGGGACGTGGCGACTGGCCTGAGCTTCCCGGATGGCGCGGACTACGGGACGCCCGATCGCTCGCTTGACGATCCGAACCGTGCGCTCGAATGGCTCGACACTCGCCCGACTGCCACGCGCGAGGGCGATACGGGCGAGCGTTGGGTGCTCGTGATGCGAGATCTTCACCAGGTTTTTTCGCCCCTCGTTTCGCGCGCGCTGAGGTCTTTCTCGCGCGCATGGCAGGGTCGCGCGCGTGGATCGTTTCGCGCTGTCGTGCTCCTCACCCCAAGCTCGGACATTCCCCTGGAGATCCAGGGTAACGCTGTCTTCGTTGACTTTCCCCTCCCTGATCGCGCTGAGATCGCCTCGATTCTTGGCGATCTCTTGGAGATCTACAAGGACGCGGCACCCAACGGGACGCGCGAAGCGGCGATCGATTCCGCTGTCGGCCTGACTGCCGATGAAGCGACCAATTGCTACGCGCGTTCGCTCGTTCTCACGGGCGGGAAGATCGATCCTGCGATCGTGTCGTCCGAGAAAAAGCGCGTGGTTGGGCGCGAGAAAGTTCTCACGTGGTACGACCCAGATCCGAGGGGCCTGGACGCGATCGGGGGCTTGGACGTCGCGAAAACATGGGCCGCGCAACGCAAGCTCGCGTTTTCCAAGGAAGCGCGCGCGTACGGTCTCCCGCCACCCAAGGGCGTGCTCCTCGTGGGCGTGCCCGGTACGGGCAAAAGCCTCTTTGCGAAGTGCATCGCGACGTCATGGGCGCAACCCCTCCTTCGGCTCGACTTGGGCGCACTGCAGTCCAAGTATGTCGGGGAATCTCAGGCGAACATTCGCAAGGCGCTCGCCCTCGCAGAAACGATCGCGCCCTGCGTTCTCTGGTTGGATGAGATCGAAAAAGCCCTCGCAGGATCGTCCGGCCCGCAAGGCGATGGCGGCGTTTCGGCTGACGCGTTGGGCGCGATTCTCTCTTGGATGCAAGATCAAAAGGGTGTCTTCGTGATCGCGACGTCCAACGATGTGAGTGCGCTACCGCCTGAGCTTCTACGTAAAGGCCGATTCGATGAGCTTTTTTTCGTCGACCTCCCCACGCGTGGCGAGCGCGCTGAGATCTTGCGCGTTGCCCTGAAAGCGCACGGGCGCGAGCTCCCTGCCGATCGTCTCGGACAGATCGTGGAAGCCACGAACACTTTTACGGGCGCTGAGATCGCCGCACTGGTCCCGGACGCACTTTTCCGCTCGTACGCTGACGGTGCGCGCGCGATCAGCACGGACGATCTTCTGGAAGCGGCCAAAACCGTTACCCCGCTCGCCAAAACCGCAGGGGAGAAGATCGCAAAGCTCAGGGAATGGGCCAACGGACGCGCGCGTCGCGCCAGCACGCCCGAGATCGAAGCTACTTCGCGCAAGGTGCGCGACATTGACGTGTGAAAAAAAACGAACCGCATGCGGGAATTGACTTTCTCGCATGCGCGTTCTACAAGTGAACCAAGCAACGCAACGAACGAAGGACGAAGATCATGACCATCGAAAAAGCACGAACGATCAAGCCGGGAATCATTGTCGCACTCAGCACGCGAATTCGGGGGGGCGTCACGTACACGCGCGTCGACCTCGAACGCGCGCGCGAGACCGAGGCCGGGACGGTACGCGAGCGTTGGGAGACCACCAAAGTGGTGGAAGATCCCGAAGAGCTTACGCGCGCGACCAAAGTGCGCGGAACGATCTCGACCATGATCCGAAGGCTTTGCATTGACACGGCCTTCGGTCTGATCTGTCCCGAGTCGAATGAGCTGGCTTTGGATGAGGCGATCAAGCGCGCGCGCGTGCTCGCATCCGAGCACAACGGCACGGCAACGTGCTCGCAGGTGGGCGTCTACGTCTTGAAGGGGCGCATCGCGTCGACGGACGAGGAAGCCGCACGCGCGATCGGCGAGGAAGTGCGCGCCCTGATCGATGCGATGTCAGCGGGCATCGATGCGATGGATCCGAAGGCGATCCGTGACGCGGCAGATCGCGCGCGCAAGCTCGGGGAAGTGCTCGACACGGAGCAAAGCAACGCGGTTTCCGAGGCGATTACCCAGGCGCGCAAAGCGGCCCGGACCATCGTGTCGCGCGTCGAGAAAAAGGCGGAGGAGTCGGCTGTCGTCTTGAAGAGCATCCAACGCGGCGCAATCGAGCGCGCGCGCCTTGCGTTTCTCGACTTCGAACCGGTCCAGGCGAGCCCCGAAGCTTTGCCGGCTGTCGATGTGGCCCGGCTCGCAGGGCTGGATCTCGAATCGCACGATACGGACGCGCCCGAGAGTGCGCCCGAGAGTGCGCCCGATAGCGTCGAGACGATCGCAGCAAGCGCATGAATGAGTGCGCGTGCGGGAATTGACTTTCTCGCACGCGCGTTCTCAAGACAAGCAACGCAACGCAGCAACGCAACGCAGTAACGAACGAGGAACCAATGGCATGCGACACGATGAGGCAACCGAATCAGACCATCCAAGAGCGCGCGACCGAGGTCGAGACTGCGCTTCGCAAGCTCAAGGCGGATCTCCTCACGGGCCGCGTGCAAGTGAAGATCGCCCCCAACGGTGCCATCGCGTTCGCAGGTGCGGGCGTAACCGGGAATCTGACGGACGCATGCGCGTATCGCATCCTGTCTTTCCAGAATTCGGGCGAGCTTCGCAGCGCGATTGCTCGGGCTGAGCAACTTTCGGGGCGCAAGGTCAACCCTCGCGCCATCGCAGCGGGACACCACTCACACAACGGAGGAAACACCTGGGATAAGCACTAGGAACGAGCCGCACGTGCGGGAATTGACTTTCTCGCACGTGCGTTCTCAAGGCAAGCAACGAACGGAACGAAGGAGGTACGAGGATTGACAGGGGCGCGCTGGGTCGCGCGCTCCTCCCGATTCCCGAACCGCAACGAACGAAGGAACGAACGATGAACACGGAACGAAAAAACCTGATTGTGCTCGCGCGGGAAGTGCCGCGCTGCGCAAACCCGTATTGCAAAACCGGCGTGTGCTTCGGTCCACGCAAACCCAAGCCGCACGCGTGCAAGGCATGCGCAGCGAGCGCGAACGAGGTGCAGTGATGGCAACGCACGAAGAGAAACGCCGCACCATTGGCCGCAAGCTCTCCGAGATTCTGGAGGAGCTTGAAGATCTCGAAAGGGATCTCCAGCTCGATCCGTTGACCGAGCAACCCGACGAAACGATCTTGTCGCTGGCAAAGGTCACGATCGCATCGGCCGTGACGCAGCTCCAATGGGTCGATTCCAAAGCTATCCGCGCTCAAGTCGAGCGCGACTTGGACGCGAAGCGGGGCTACGTCGAGATCGAAGCGCAGCACGTTGGCAAGGCGCTTTTCGAGGCGTTCGGGCGCAAGTGGCCGGTGTCCGGTTTCATCGGGAAGATCATGCGCAACGACATCGGCAAGCGCGTCTACCTCACGGGCGACATCCTGCAGGTGGAGAACGACGAGCAACGCGCGAAGCGCAAGGCAAGCGAGGTGCAATCGTGAGCACGCAACCCACGCCCACGCTGGACGAATACCTCGATCGCATCCTGGAAGCCGCGCAAGCGCACGGCGAGGACGACGATCCCGAGCACGAGGTCGGCGATCTGCAGGGCATCATCCACACAATGTGGGGGGTGCTCAGCGACGAGCAAAAGGCCGTCGTGGTCGCATCGACCGCTGACCTTCTCGACGAATGGGGGACGCCATGATCGGCGTCGGTACGTACTGGACGATCGAGATCCCCTACCAGGCCGAGCACACGAGCAATCCGTGGATGCCTCGGGAGTCTTCCGGTCCGTTCTCCGTGCTCACGCGCGGAGCGTTCTCGACCAATGCGTTGGCCGTCGAATGGGCCACGCAGAACTTGCCCGAGAGCGCGAAGGTCCGTTATCGCGAGGTGAAGCCATGAACGACCCCCAAAAGTACCGCGTCAATCTGATCTGCGCGTGCGACGCCGACATCGCGTACGGCTACGGCGCGACCATCAAGGAAGCGCGTGCGAACGCGATCAAGTTTTTCCGGCGTGACCATCGCCGAGGGGCGAAGTGGCGCGCCGAGATCATCGAGCACGCTGTCGAGCACAACGGCGGCTCGCACTACGAGGAGATTCCGTCATGAAGTTCAAGGTCACGATCGAGCTTGGTGACGCCATGCAAACCGAGGGACACATCGCGGCGGCTCTGCACCGTCTCTCGTTCAACCTGAACGCTGGACGCATTCCCCTCGAATCCGAGGACGGTACTTACCCGAGCGGACCGATCCGCGATGTGGACGGCAACAAGGTCGGCGAATGGGAAGTGACGCCATGAGCAACCACACCAAAGCATGGGCGATCGTTCGCGAGGTGCCCGAGCGCGAATTGCGCGATGAGCTCATCGCGGCGCACGAGCGGATCTTGGATGCCGCCGACGAGCTCGACGCGGCGGGAGATCTCGACGTGGCCGTTTACCAGGCGACCGATTGGCGCGACACGTTGAACGACCTCGCGACCAAGTGCGGCACGGACGATATCGGCGACTGGATCGATGACGCGGCCGAAAAGCTGGAGGCGATGCCGAAGGCCGACCAAGAGCTTGCCGAGAAGCTCAAGGAAGCGCTCGAACGGATCGAAGCTCTGGAGGCAGAGCGCGCGCTCCTCAAGGCCGAAGTGCATCAGCTCGAAGCGGCGGCCCACATCCCGGAGGACGTCAAGCACGCCGTGGGCGATGTGCTCGCGATGTCGCGCAAGCTCACGACGTTTTGCGAAAAGGCAGGCATCAAGCCCGCGACGTTGCGGGTCACACGTACACGGAGGAAAGCATCGTGAAGCTCGACAACCAAACGAAGTGGAGTACGGACGATCTGCGCGCGATCATCAGTGCGGCTCTCAACGCGCGCGACGTTCCGTCGACGGGGCTCGAAGTGCACGTGGTCCCATCGAAGGAACACATCACGGGCCGCGCGACGATCGGCAAGATGTGCAACGTCTTCGGCGAGAAAAAGATGTACTACGGCCGGTGGATGCTCCTTCGCATCCCGAACCCGGCGCACATCGCCAAGCACGTCGAGACGGAGGAAGCCAAGGACCACGTGCTTGGTAAGCGCCGGCTCATGTTCGCCCGCGTCGTCGAGCACGAGGTCGCGCACCTTCAAGGGCTGCGTCACCCACAAATGTCGGACGCGCTTCGCTATTGCACGCAGGACGTTCCGTGGCTCGGCGAGCTAGCGCTCGGCGAAGAAATGTACCCGGATGAAGCTGTAGCCGAGAAAAAGGCTGCGGCTCGCGCCGATCGCCTCGAACACGCACGCTCGAAGCTCAAGCTCTCGCTAACGCGCGAGAAGCGAGCCACGACCCTGCGCAAGAAGTGGGAGCGCCGAGTGCGCGCGCTCGAACGTACGGGAGGCGAGTCGTGAGCGGGCGCAAGTTCCTCCGCGTCGAGCTCGTTCCCGCGATGGCCTCGCATCTCATTTGCGTTGCGTGCGGGAACTTCCATTGCGACTTCGCCATCGTCGCAGACGGAGATAAGACCGGCGACGGTCAAGCGGGCGTCCACAAGAAGTGCATCGCCAAGGTGAAAGCGAAGCGAGGTGTGACGTGAAGCCGATCGAGGAGACAAAGACGGTCACCGTGTACAAGTGCGCCGATTGCGGCAAGGAGTACGAAAACCCTCACGGCGCAGAGCAGTGTTGCGCGTGCTGCACCTGCGGCGGTCCGACGTCGGCCGAGGATAAGAAGATCGCGCGTGGGGGAAGCTCCAGCTACTACCGTAGCGATCTCCTTTGCGAGTGGTGCCGCATCCGCAAGGACGTGAAGGCGTTGCAAGACCGGGTGCGACACGCAGAGTCGCATGTCGAGCAAGCTAGAACCCGATTCGTTGCTCTGGGAAACGAATTGAAGAAGCGGCAAGAAGAGCTCGCTGCGCTCACTGCGAAGCGTGATGCGCTCCCGCCGAAGCCACGAGCACCGAAAGAGAAGAAAGAGAGCGCAGCATGAACGCAGATCGTTTCGGTAAGCGCTACTCGATCACGGTGTGCATGGACGGCCACGTGTCGATCCTCGATACCGCCGAGAAGACCAAGCAGTGCCGACTCGGCTCGGCACTTCCGGTCTTCACGGTCGACAACATCGTGGAGGCATTCGAGCTCGTTCGCAGGCTTTGCAGTTTGAGCCGCTGCCATCACGGCGGAAAGACGGGCACGCTCCTCGAACCGCGCGTGAACGGGTGGCCCAACGATGCGACGCTCGAAGACCTCGATCGCGTCGGCTCACTCTTCGAGGCCGAGTACGAGAAGATGCGAGGTGCAACGTGACCGCCTTCCTCACCGAGGTCGCCGGACGGCCGCACATCGCCAACATCAAGCCGAAGACGCGCGCGGACATGGTGCGTGCGCTTCGCTGCATCGCTACGGGCGGCTCTGGGTACGACGACACCATCGCCATCAAAACGCGGCGAGCGAGCATCCACGCTCTCATCGAGCTCGGGCTCGTCGTCTACAAAGATCCATTCACGCTGGTGCTGACCGAAAAAGGCAAGGAGATGGTCTCGTGAGCATCCCCGTCGAAGCGTTCGGACACGATCACTGGTCGACGTTCGGCTACATCGAGACGCGCATCGTGGACTACGGCGGGATCCCTCGCAAAGAACACCTTCGCTGCATTCACGAGCGCCATCCGTTCTTCGCCCATAGCGGCGGCGACGCTTCGCGATACCCGACGCGCCTGCGCGGTGACCAGGTGAAGAGGCATCACGACGATTGGGATTGTCTCGACGACATCGAGGCAGCGGGGTTCATCGAGAACGTCGGAACCGGTCTCTACCGGGTCTACCGGCTCACGCAGCTAGGCAAAAACTTGGCCGCGAAGCTCCGCGCGCACAAAGCTGACGGCGGCAAGTGGAGCGAATTTTTTGTGGGCGAAATTCAGAATGCAAACGTCGAAACGAAAGGAACATGATGAAAACGAATTTGGGATTTTTGATGGCGGTGCTTCTTACGGGATGCACCACGACCGTGATCGACATGCCGAAGGGCGACGGAGGTGCCGACACCGGGACCGATCCCGATGGCGGAACACCTGACACGGGCGTCGCGTGCTCGATCAAGAACTGCTTGGGCTGTTGCTTCAACGGCGCGTGTCAGACCGGCACGACCGCGGTGGCGTGCGGTTCCTTCGGAGTGCAGTGCGCCGTGTGTCTCACGCACCAGATCTGCAGCGATCAATTCTGCCGCGTGGATCCGGAGGGCACGTGGAAAGTGCAGCCCACGGACGCGAAGATCGCCACGACGAACCAGGGCTCGGACTGGGACTTCGGCGGTGGAGCTCCCGATCCGTTTGCCCTTCTTTGGTGTCCATCGACATCGGCGAATGCCACGAGCTCGACACCCACCGTCAACGACTCGTTCAACCCCACGTGGACGACGGGCGGATGCGTGATGAAGGCAAAGGATCTGCTCAGCGTCGGCTACGCAATCCAGGTGTGGGACGAAGACATCTCCTCGAACGATTCGGTTTGCGGCAAGGGCACAATCACCGTGAAGGAGAGCGATCTCTTGCTCGGCACCATGAACCTGGTCGCGCTCCCGAACCTGATCTCTCTGAACGTCGCGCTGCAAAAACAATGAAGTTCGTTCTCACCATCGACACGGAAGTCGTTCCAACGTGCGGCGCGCTCGCCACGCTGTTGGAACGTCTTTCGCGACGGTTCAACAAGGAACCCGGCGATGCGCTGATCGCGGATTGCTGTCGCTACACCGACAGTGATCTCGTTCGCAGCGGCGAGCTCTATCACACGGACGGCGACGTCGATGTTCTCGACGGTTACTGGTCTCTCGTGGAGGAATCGTGAAACGGCAGCTTCCCCTCGTTCAAGAGCGCGGCTGCGGCTCGTGCACCGCGTGCTGCACGGCGCTCCAAGTGAAATCGCTCGGCAAGGGCGACTACCAGCCGTGCGAACACCTTCGCCGTGGCTCGATCAAGGGTTGCGGCGTCTACAAGGATCGCCCGAAGGATTGCTCGGACTACGAGTGCCTCTGGCGTGCGAACGCGATCGACGCGGCCGACTTCCGGCCGGACAAGTGCGGCTTCATCCTGAGCACGTCGGTCTTCTCGGTGCACAACGATGAGAGCGGAGTGGCCGAAGACTTCGAGCCGTTCATCATGGTCCACGAGCTCAGGCCCGGCGCATCACGCGCACCGCGAGCGGATGCTGTGATCCAGAAAATCATGACCATCGCGCTCGTGATCGAGATCCAGCACGACGGAACCCGCAAAGTACGCGGCGGACCCCAAGACAAAGTGGAACGCATGCTGCAGATCGCCGCCGACCTGCAGGCGCGAGGTGTCCCCGGCTACAAATTGGAAAGGAACGACGAGAAATGAGGCTGAACAAACAGGCAAAGGCCATCGTCGACACCTACAACAAGATGTTGCTGAACAATCTACGTGCCCACGGATTCAACGCTGTCGGCCTCGCCGGAGGAGTCGTCTTCTCCGACACCAAAGAGGTCCACGCGTACATGATGGTTTTCGATGACGTCACGGTCAACGACGGCGAGGTTCCCTTCGATCGCGACAAGTTCATGACCGACATCGGCAACGCGCTTTGCGCTGGAGCGGAATGGGAGGAGGACGATTCATGAACGACACACACGTGCACTTCTGCGAAGAGTGCGAGAAAGAATTTCCTTCGAGCGGGATGTGCTTCAACAACTGCAGTGAGCACCAAGCTCGTTCGAGCGTCTGCGACTTCTGCAGCTCCGAGAAGGTTCGATGGGCGTATCCCGCCGAGGACTTCCTGATCGGCGCGATCGCCGCTGTCGACCCCAACACGGGCGAGCCGATCGAAGTGCAGCCGATGGGCTCGAAGGGTCCGTGGGCTGCGTGCACGGAATGCTCCGAGCTCATCGAGCGCGAAGACTACGAGGCTCTCCGTCAACGGGGCATCGACGCGATCCCCAAGCATGAGGTTCTCGATCCCGACCTCGCACGCACGATGCTCGTGAGCATGCACGCGGGCTTCCGAGAAAACCGCACCGGCCCACGAATGGAGATCGCGTGAATCCCGTTGTTCTGCGGCGCTCCCGCACCGGGTACCACTACGTCGCCGTCCCCCACGGTAAACGTCGCTACACCCTATGGCGCATCGAAGAGAGTCTCGCGCCATCACGCCATCATGACGTCGAACGAAACGGCTTCATCTTCGGCCAGGGGAAAGTTTTGGTCATGGGAGTTGGTCTCAGATTGCGCGAGTGCCGAGAGATCTCCCGTGAACGAGGTGGCCGATGATCCAGTGGTGGATAACTGCCGATGGCGAAGAGGTCATCGTCTCGGACGTCAATGGAAACATTGTCGCTCGTCGACGAGCAACGACCGAACACGAGAGACGAGAATTCAACGAACGCGTGGTGTCTCCGATGAAATTCTTCGTCGACTGCGCAAACGAGGGTTACGAAAAAAGGATGAATGAGAAATGACCGACCGAATCAAAGGTGTGTACGTGGCTTTTGACAGTGACATCCGCGATGACGATGCGGAACCGATCATCGAGGCCATCAAACAAATCCGGCACGTGCAGGGCGTCAAAGCCTTCGTTACGGAGCCCGCCGACTACTTCGCTCGCACACGTGTGCGCGCCGAAATCGCAACGAAACTCGTGAACATTCTGAAAGAAGACTGACCATGGCGAACAAGCACAACACTACAAACCCGAGACTCTGCGCGCTCCGCGTCGCGGATCCCGACGCATTCGTGAAGGAGGTCATCACCGCGATCGAAAAGCACGAGGGCAACATCGCGAAGGCGTCCGGCGAGCTCGACGTCGAGCGTCGGACCCTGTTCATGTGGCTGGAGGATTACCCGCAGCTCAAAAAGGCCACGACCGCCGCACGCAAGGTGAGGTACGCGGCGCTTCGCGAGAAATCCGACCGGATCATCGACGAACGCATCGCGGCCGACAAAGGCAAATGAGCGCGCACGGCGTCAACGCAGGCGAAGCAAGATTTCCACGGGGACGCCGTTTCAAGCCGACCGGGCCGCTGATCCCTGGAGAACGTTCGATGCCGATGGAGCTCGCTCGACGTGAGCCGCTCTCTCGACTCGCCGCGCGTTTCTTCGTCGGCCTGAACGTCGGCGTTGAAACGAAGTGGACGGAGCGCGATGTCGTGGATGCTGTCGTGCGGATCCGTCGTGCGCAGGGCGCGACTCCCGGCGCGAGCATCCTCTCGCAGCTCGGGATCTACGAAGACCAGTCGAAGCGCATCATCAACGAGCCGAGCGTCCAGATCATCATCATCGACTTCGACGGTACCGAGCAAGGTGCGTTCACGAAGGAGATGATCGCGCTCGGCGAGAAGCTCGCGCGCGAGCTCCAGCAAGAAACCGTGCTCCTCGAAATCCAACGCCGCGGCGTGGTCGAGGATCAATACACACTTACCCCTGATTGACAGCAAGCAACAGCAGGAACGAGGAACGAACGATGGCCTGGACAGAAGAAGACGTGAAAAAAATCATTACCAACCCGATCTATATCGGGATGGGGCCGTACTCACCGACCCTGACGAAAGAGCAATGGATCAAGGGCGCGAAGAAGTACATCAAAGATCAAGGCGCGGAAGACTTCCTCACGCACTTGGTCGACAACCTTCGTGAAGCGTTCGAGCCTGGAGCAAGCCCGTATGGCTACAAGAGGGTGATGCCGCCCAAGGTTTCACCATCCGAGGTTCAAACGATCCCTCAAGAAGTGAAACTGGTTGTGGACGTCGATCTCCAAGACGGCGACAAGATCCTTCTCACAAACCAAAACGAAGCGGTGGGCAACGGCGTCCGCATCATCCGACTGGAGGTGCCCAATGCGAAGTAGCTCTCTCCTTCTTCTCACGCTCACCGCGTGCAGCGGCGACTACTTCACTGGCATCTCCGAAGGTGGACTACCCGAGGGCGATTCGAGCTCCGAGTCGTCCACCGACGTCGATTCCGGCACAAATCCCGGTGATGGAAGTGGACTAGACGCGCGCGAAACCGGCGACAATGCGTCCACCGACGCGGGCGCAGACGCCAAGCCCGATGGTCCGTGCCCCACGGGATTTGCTGCGTGCGACGATGCGATCACGGCGTGGTGCTCGCGCATGGCGGCGTGCTGCAACGGGCAGTGTCTCTACGCGTGGCAAAACGCAGGCGGCTCGCAGTGCGCAGCGGTCCTCAGTACAGGCGGATGCTCGGGCAAGATGATCTGCGAGAACGCGTGCCTTGCCGACATCCAGAGCGCGAGCTGCACGACGATCAAGGGAACGCCGTCGCCTCCCTACGTCGCGTCTTCTTGCATGAGTCTCTGGCAATGAGACGGATGTCGCTCAAACGAACTGAGGGCATTTTGGTGTCGCTCTACCGAACCCTACCCGACCGCGGCGTTGAGCTCCCCGAGCTTGTCGAGGACATCTTCATCGATCCCGAAAACGGAAGCGACAAGACGGGCGACGGTTCGGCGGCGAAGCCGTTCAAGAGCGTGCTCCCCCTCGAACGTCTTTGGCCGAAGCGGGTGATGCCGTGAAGAAACGCAAATGCGACTCGTGCGGAAGGTTCGCCGTCTGCGTCGGCCAATTCGACGGTTCGTGCACGCCGACCTACGCGTGCGACGAATGCTGCGATCACGAAGAGGGCGTAGACGGTGAGTGCGCGCCTCTGGAGCCCGAAGAACCATGAACGTCGGCCTGGAGCTCGCGATCGCGTTCGCATGGGCGAGGTGGAACGCTGCCTGTCAGAAGGCACTCAACGAAAACATCACGATGGGCGAACCCTCCGAAGAGACGATGACCCGCGTTGAAGCGCTCGAAGAGACGTACAACCACCTCGTGGAAGCGAAGCGAACCCATGGGTCGTGATCCCGCGGCGTGGATGATCGGCTTCTGCGTCTTGCTCCAAATCTTCGGTGCGTGCGGCACGTGTGGGATCACGTACTCGGAGCCGTTCTGCGATCCCTCAAGGCCCGAGTGCGTGAGCGACAGCGGCACTGTCTCCGAGCAAAACCATGAGTGACATGCTCCGCTCGACGCTCGGCGTCGCGATTCCTTTGTGGGTGTTCGAGCTCAAGAAGCTCCCGTGGCCCGAGATCGAGAAGATCGCGCACGAGTCATCGCAGATCATCGCTGAGAAGGGCGACGTGCTGCAGTTCAGAAGCAAAAAGAAAGGCGAGACCGCGGCGGCGTTCAACGCGCTTGCGAAGGGGCTCGCTGCGCTCTCGTTCTGTCCGGGTGGCGTCACCTTTCTCGGCGACCACTACGAGAACAAGCACGAAGGAGCTCAGTACGGGCACTCTTCGTCGTCGTCTTCGACGTGAACCTCTTTGAGGAGCTTCTTCGCGAAGCCCATCCGAAAGTCCGAGAGCTTCTGTCCTTCGGCGGTCCAGCGCCCGCGCGCGTAGACGCAGAGCGGACACTTGCCCTCTTTGTTCTCCTTGCTCACGATCGACGACTTCACGAGCCGGCGTGCGACCGTGATGCACTTCTTCGCATCGGCGGCGAGCTCGGGGCCGGTCCAGCCTTCGATCGTCTTTTGTCCTTGCGGAAGATGAATCTGAAACGCGCACCACGACTGCGCGCCGGTCTTGGCGGTGCATTTCGGATCGCCGGGACCCATGCCCGGACAATCGCCTACTGCCTCCGGGACGTTGCCGCCTTCGATCCATGCGAGCGACGACATGAGCCCCGCGTCCTTGAGCGCGCCGTCGACTCCCTCGAACATCGGCTTCACGTTGATCTGGTCAGCGAGCTCGTCGACGAACGGTTTCGGCAGTGATCGATGTCCCGCGGATGCAAAGAGCGACGCAGCAAGCAGCCAGGAAATGAGGATTTTCACCATGGTGCTTCCTCGCGTAGCTCGTCACTCAAGCGGGGTCAAATTCTCCGACTTGCCGCGCGAGCGTACACCGTGCGATGCTTCTTCCATCCGATGCGTGCTCGGTAAGCACGAACGCGGCGCAAGCCGAACCTAGGAGTCACCATGTCTCAACCCGGCCCCCATCAAGGTCCCAACGGCAACAACTGGCGTGAATTCATCGAGGCGCTTCTCAATCGCGTAAGGGCGATGGCCGCGAGCGCGCTCGCAAACACGGCGACTTTTCACGCGCCCGTGCTCGCTGTCGCAACGGTGAACCACGTCATCACAGGTCTCGTGGCTGTGGACGGCGTGGCCGTCGTCGACGGAAGCCGTGTCCTTCTCGCCAACCAGCAAAATCTGCCCGAAAACGGAATCTGGGTTGCACACGCGGGTGCATGGACGCGACCCTCGGATTGGGCGAGCGGATCGACCAGACTAGCAGGCGAAGTGATCACGGTCGCTCCGGGCGGTGCAACCTTCCCGAGGTTCGGTGGTTGCTGGCGTCCGATGAACACGTTCGTCGTCGACGCAGGAGTTTCTGATCCGATCATCTTTCCGCGCGAGGACAAAGGCACCGGCGTACTTGACCTCGCGCTCGTCGATCGCTGGATTTTCGCAGGCGCGATCGCGACCGCGAACGACACCACGGTGGGCGCAGTCGCAGCACTCAACGTCACCGCCGTGACACCCGGAGCGGGTGACGGTCGAGCGAACGGTGCTCTCACGATCGACGGCACCGCAGGTCATACGGTCGGATTCACCATCCTCAACTACTGACCGAGGTAGCGAGGCAGCGAAAATCGAAGTCGTTGCCTCGCGCTCCCCTTCTACGCGAAGAAAGAGGATTGAGCGATGGCATCCAGTGCAGAATACGCGCCGATCATTGCGGCACTCGAACGAATCGATGCGCTTCTCGCGATGGCTCGCGCAATCGCGGTGGGCGCAGCGTCGATCGCATCGGCGGGCGTAGGATTCGACGGACCCTCTGTCGCGAATCAAGCCGCAGCGACGGCGCTGCCGCTCTCGACGTACGCGACGGCGCGTTTCGTCTACACGCGCGCGCAAGAAGCGATCTGGCAGTACATCCCTGGTGTCCCTGGCACCGTGGGCGTGCCCGCACTCAAAGCGGATGAAGTCATCGCCGCAGCGGGCGGCGTGCTCGCGCGCACAACGTACTCCTCGCCGAAATGGCGCACGGATGTGAACGACGTCTTCATCGATCCGGCGAATCCTGCCGCGAGCAACGAGAACGACGGCTTCACGGCGCTCACACCGCTCCTCACGGGCTACGAGCTCCATCGTCGATGGGGTTGGGACGCGTCGAGGCCGATCGTTGGATGCAACCTCGCGACGTCGCCGGACGGCTTCACGCACGTCCGAGTGCAGAGCGATCTCGTATCGCCGGATTCACTTCCCATCAAGATCACAATCGCGCACGACTCGCTTTTGCAAATCGAGTCTCCGCTCCTTGCGGCGAACATTCTTCGTACTGCGGTACTCACCAACGCCGTCACACCGATGAACCGTGCGGTGCCGCTTGGAGGAACACGTCTACGGATCCAAGACAACACGCTCGCGAACTGGACCGCGTTCATGGCCTTCAACCGCCGCGTGCGCTTCCTCGATGGCCCCGCTGGTCCTGGACCCGGCACACTCACGGGCGGAACCCTCCAACCGCAAACGAATCAAGCGGGCGGCGCGGTCGACTGCTCCGCGTGCCAGACGACGAGCCCCAGCGCATTTTCTTTTACACCAACAGCGGTGACGCCTGCGGTGGGAAACACCTACGTCGTCGAACAGCTCGTGCAGGTGAATCTGGGTGAGATCGACATCGCGCAAGAATTGAACCCGACCTTCGGCGGCTACAACGCGATCGTTTATTTCCTCAATATCAACCTGCCTTCGATCGGAGGACAGTCGTGGGCTCCGCAATCGAACGGCCTCGGGCTCTTTGCTGGCGTCGAGTTGATTTTCTTCCAGTGCACGATCGATCGCAGCATTGATGGGAGCGCGGGCAACGTCGTGCTCAACGCCTGCTACGGATCGCAAGGTGCTTTCAGCACGGGCGGACACCAACAACAGTTCATCGTCGGCGGCGGATGGAACGGCGGCATCGCAGGATCGGGCGTACAGATCGCCATCAACGGTCAGGGCGGCTCGTTCGAGACGGCGATCGACTTCGATGCCGTCTTCAACCTTGCTTTCATCGTCGCGATTACCGGTCCCGTGCGCAGCTTCGCGAGCTGGAACGCAGCAGTTACGGGAGGTCTGAACGCAGGGGGCCATGGTGTGATGATCGGTGGGGGTGGTCCAAGCACGTTCTTCGGGATGCGCGGCGACGCGCAGTGCAAAGGAACGATCTGGGGCAACAGCACAACGGCGACGGCCACTGGTTTGCTGGTTTGCGCCTCGTGCAACGGCATCGGTGCGCCGCAAAACATCACCGGTCCCACGAGTGACTTCAAGCTCGGGAACAAAATCCTCGGGTGGTTCTTCAACGACGTCACGACCGCATACGCTCCGGTCGGCGCAGCGGGCGTGCCTACGACGTGGGCGGCACTCACGGCGGCCGAGGGCGCGGCGGGCTTCGGCGGCAACGCTCACGAGCTCGACTCCAACAGTCACTTCGTCGCGGCCGAGACGACAGCGTAAGGAGAGCCATGGGTACCTATCGAGAAGCAGTTCTTCACGCTCGCCGCGGCGGCACCGCTCGCCTTGGCGGCAAAGAAATTCGGTTCCTCACCTTCGAGGAGGCCGAGCCGATCATCCTGGAACAGTGCCCGTCACGCGCGACGCGTATCGACTCGAAGACGGGGAAAGCAGCCATCAAGAACGGCAAGATTATCGTCGACACGTTCGCCGATCCGAAACTCGATTTGAAGCGCTTCGGGCTCTACGACGTCGGCGTGCATCCTGCCGTGCAGCTCGCAACGAGCGACGAAGACATCTACCTCCCCGTCGAGCTCGACGAAGACGGCAAAGAGAAACCTCGCGCCCTTCGTACCGACTGGGAGATCCTCAAGGACGGAGCCGCTCCCGAGGAACCTGCCGTCATCGATCCCGAAGCCGTCGACGAGGCTCTTCACGAGACGGACCCGCCGCCCGAAACGCTATGAAAGAATTTCTCGAACGCATCGAAGCGCTTCTCGCACTCACTCTCTCGCGAGCAACGTCAGCGATCTCGCAGATCACAAGTCTGATCACGGGTGTGGGTACGCCCATTCTCGGGACCATCATCCCGCTCGCCAACGATGGCCTCGCACACACCATCGTTTCGGTCGATGTGAGCGCGGAGCACCCGATCATCATCAACGTGACCTACATGGTTCGAGATCCAATTCTGGACCGCGACATGTGGCAGACGACTCGTTCCACGGTCAACGGCGGTCCAGCTCCGGTCCTCGTTGCTACGGCGAGCGAATTTCTCGTCACGCAGCCGGGCTTCGTGAATCCGCCTCTCGTTGGAGCTCCGGTTCTCGTGGGGACCACCGTGAACTTCGTCATCACGAATCCGATCGCGGGCAACCCGGTCAACGCGCAAGCGACCGCCGTGGTGCGAACCGGCATCGTATGAAATTCGCGCTCGCCCCTCGTATGCCGCGCATCCGCATGCGCCGCTACCAGCAAAACCTTGCTGGCATCGACGATCAATGGATCGACGTCGGTGCGGGCGTCGCGAGCTTGCTCTTCTTTGCGACGGGAGCGCGAAGACTCGCGGGGGCGGTGAGCATCGCGGAAAGTGCGTGGCTCCTCTCGCGAAACAAAAACATCTCGGGATGGGCGGGCCTCATCATCGGCGCGAGCTTCTTGCTCTTCCCGACGTGGCCGGAGCGTCTACTCACGCCTGCGAAGACCGACACGGGCGCGTAACCGCGATACGCTAAGGGTCGTGCCCGACGACAAGGACGATCCGGACAAGACGCCTGTTCGCTCGCCGAGTGGCCTGCGGAAGCTGGGGCACGTCCCTTGTCCGAAGTGCACGCATCCGCCGTACATCTACGAGTGCGATCTCTGCTTGAACGAGGACGGATTTTGCACGCGCGGCGTGCCTCTCGACGTCGCCGTGCGTTGGACCAAAGAGCCGCACAAGAGCCGTTTTCAGATCGAAGCCGATCGCGACCGCGACAAGCCACCCAAGAAAGTCTAGACTTTTCCCGTGGCTCACCGGACTCGAAGGTACTTGTCCAACCCGGCAGCTTGGAGCGAGCTCTCCCTCAACCAAAAAATCGCGGGCGGAGTCGGTTTTGCTGCCACGCTCGTTGCAACGTACTTTTCGATCAACGATCTTTTCCCTCAAGGTCTCATCGGTTCTCCGTCACGAGCGGACTGGGCAAAGCACGAGACAAAACGAACAGCCATCCTCGTATCGAGTGGTGTCGCGGCAATCGCTGGAGCTGGTGTTGCTCTCACTTCTCAAGGAAAATTCGCTTCGCTACTGTTCGGCGGATTCATGGCGCTCCTCGGAGTGACAACATTCGCGATCGCGTGGCCGGACGAACCTCCGAAACAATTTTCCGACTCACCTTCACCGTAGGATTTTCACGTGCTCCCTTTTGGCTGGACCTCCAAAGATCTCGATCAAGCTGCGGATCTCGCCGCGAGCTACGGCGCGCCACTCGAAGATGCGCTCGGGATTTGGTTCTCCGAGTCGGGGCTCAACTGGCGAAACTCGAACGTCGGCTATTACGGCCTCATCATGGGGCTCCCGAGCTTCGTCGATCAGACCGCGGGTATGGTGCCGGGCACTTGGCAGAGAATCGTCACGAATGATTCGCTCTCCACGCAGCTCGCCGCCATCAAGCGCTTCTGGGACGCGCAAATTCGGACGTGGCTCGGCGCGAAGGCTGGCCAAGAGGAGAGCGTACTCAAGACGAGAGCGAATGCGCTCGGCGTGACCCCCGCGGGCTTGCTCTACTCCCTCAACTTCGTTCCGGCGTGGGCGTCGCGCGCGAAAACCGCAGACGGGATGCTCGTGCGCAGCGCGGAGCTCGGCGGTGGCGATCCGAATGCACCCGACTCAGAAGCCCGCTACTACAAAGACAACGCGCCGATTGATGTCACCAAAAAGGGCTACATCTCGCTCCGCGACATGGATCTCAGGATTTCTGCATTCAAAAACCGCGCGCGCAATTCGACAGCCACGAGAGATCTCTTCACGGAGGGATCCGACATCATTCCGGCGAGCTACACATCGAGCTCGGACTCGGAAGCTTCTTCGTCGTCGAAGTCGTCGAAGTCGAGTTTCTCGGTGTGGCCGGTGATTTTTGCGGGCACGATCATCTTCGGTGGGCTCTTTGTTGGTCTGCACTACCTCGAAAAAGCGATCCCGAAATCATGAAGGAGCCCGCGAAAGCTGCGCTCATCGCGGGAGGAGGTCTTGGCCTTCTCGCGGCTCTCGTATGGGGCTTCACGCGAAACAAAAACTCGGAGAGCTCGGGCAAGCACGAGAACGCCGACGTCACGCCTCCGGATGGAGTCGCCGCGCTTCCCCAATCGACGACGATCACGCGCACGTCGTGTCTGGAGTGCGTCGAGAAGCATCTCGGCGCTGCGCTCGTGCTCTCCGCAGAAGAACGCGACGGTTACCCGTATCGCTTGCGCGTGATCGGGCACCTTCACGAAGCCGAAGACGAAAGCCAGGCGTGGCCCGCGCTCCATACTGCAATTCGAGAGGCTCGAAAGCGCTACCAGCACACCGGGCAAGCTCCCAACTTCGATGCGCTCGCGCAGATCGCTGATAGCATTTCGAGATGAGGTGCCCGTCATGCTCACCGTGCTCATCATTCTCGTGATCGCCGCGTTCATCGTGACCATTGCTTCGGCGGCTGCGCCCGGCAAATGTCCGGTGTGGGTTGCCGTACTTTTGCTCTGCATCGTCGAGCTACTTCGCGTACTCCCGCTCGGAAAATAATCCGTCAGGCGAGCGCCGCTTCAGTAGTCTCTACACGCGTTTCGGTGGTCGCATGCGAACGTTCACGGACAAAGAAATCCGGTGGCTCACTGAACGCGTGCGCTACTACGTGAGCCGACAAAATTACACGTCGATCCCAGCCGCGATTGAGCGTGCGATTGCCGATCTCAAAGCGCTGAATTCTTGACTGGTTGACGGGTTGGTAGCCCGCGTAACCAGGCGACACCTTGCAGGGTGAAGCGGCATGCGGGGAAAGGGGGCTGCAACCCCCCTCCTCGTGCTGTAACCTGCGGCCATGGCCACCCCGAAAGAGTTCGCCGTCGCGCTCCTCAACCGATTGGGGCTCCAACCGACGAAGAACCGGATCATCGGCATCGTCGACTTCGCGGCGCGCGAAGGGGGCCACTGGAATAACAGCGCACGCTACAACCCGCTCAACACGACGCGCAACATGTCTGGTGCCGTGAGCAAAAACAGTGCGGGCGTGAAGGCGTACACGAGCTGGGGGCAAGGCATCGAGGCGACGGCGCTGACGTTGCTGCAGACCGCGAAGGGATTCGACATGAGCCCCATCGTCAACGCACTCAAAGCAGACGCGGATCCGCACATCATCTTGAAATCGGTCACGGCAACGCCGTGGTGTCCTCAGAGCTCTCCGGGGTGTGCGCAGTATGATGTCGGAGATCTGAACGCGCTCTATCTGAGCTACGCGAACAAGAACGACAACGGCACCGCGCTCTCTGCTACGGGCACACCTCCCAACGAGGATTTTCTCACGAAGTACGGATCCTGGCTTCTTGTAGGTGGTCTCCTTCTTGTGGGAGCCGGAGCTTGGTACGTCTCCACGAAGCCCGGTGGCTTCAAGGGTTTCATTGGTATGGGCGCGCGCGAAAATCCTGCGCGGCGTTCGAGAAGTCGAGCTCAACGCAACCCCCTCAAAGGGGGCTCATCGCGAGCGACGATTTCCGCGAACATTCGCAAGCTGCACCACGAGCATCCGCAGTGGGCGCACAATCGCGTCGTCGCCGCTGCGCTCAACAACGCAAGGCGCACCTCGCGCGGCGCGCTCCCGCCCTACCTACGCACCGGATAGTGGATCGGCTCGATCGATACACGCTCGCGAGCGCCGAGCCGGAAGCGCTGCATCGTCTCGCGCGCTACGTAAAGATCGATCCCTCGAAGTGCACGTGCCCGACGTGCACCGCGGAGCTCGTGGAGCTCCTCGTGCGCAAGCTCGACGAGCTCGAACTGCGTAGGTAGAACGTCTTGTTTGCCATCAAGACATCCCGGCTCACCGACGTTCGAGCCAAGGTCTCGTGCTCTTGGTTCGCGGCGGGTGAGGTGAGGAAAACTCGACCGCGACGACGAGGATCCCCCCGACGACGCTCAGCGCAAACACGATCCACGCGAGCTTGGTCATCTCAGTTCTCTGGGAAGGTGACTTCGCCGTCCTCTTTGCGCCACACCATGATGTACGAGAGCGGCACTTTCTGCGCTTCGACATCTTCTTCGATGGTCTCGCCGAACTTGATGCGGCACGCATCGCAGAGTAAGACCCACTTCGCCATGACGTGCTGCTTCGTCACCGGATGCGTGACGTGAAGATTCGGCTCGCCCTTGGGCGTGGCGACCATGAAGTAGTTCGCGCCGTTCGGATTCGGTTTATGGACGCAGCCCACGCATACGTCGCCCACCTGCGGGGACTTCGCGCGCCTCGCCATGTTGCGTCGGATTTTTCGCTTGAAGCTCATCGCGTCTCCCACTCGCATCGATTCTCGTCGTACAGCGCGCATCGTTGAATTTCGAGGCCGCCGTCTTGTCTGCGGATGTCTCGAACAAACTTGCCACGCATCTCGCATCCACAAAGAAGCAACGCGAGGACCGCAATGCGAATCACTGCCACGTCTCGCTCTCGTTTTCTTCGCGAGGATCCGGACTGAAGTGCTTCGCTTCACACCGTCCCTTGTGATACCGGAACTTTTCGCAGTGAAGGTGTTCGAGCCGATCGCGAATCACTTGCGGGGCCATGCTCGCAGTGCCCGATGGAAGTCTCGGCCGGTTACACCGGATGTGAAACACCGCGCAGAAGAACGCCAAAACCGAATAGACCCACGTCATCGTTCGCTCTCTTTCTTTTTTTCGTCGCGCTTGCAGTTGCACTCGCCGTTGCCGCCGTAGTTGCGTTCGTAGTTCGAGTGTTGAGCATCGGTCCAGCTCTCGTTCACGAACAAGGGACACCCGAAGTCGTGCGGCCGTTGCTCGGATCTCTCTAGCTCGGGATTCGCCACGAGCTCATCGTCGATCTTACAGAAGGGACACAAGTCGGGGTTCGCGTTGTGCACGCATCGCAACGGCATCGAGACGCCCATTGCTCCGGCTCCCGTGGGAAGTGTGGGCGGGGGATCACTCGTGCTCAATTTGTCTGCTCCTTTTCAAGTCCTTCATGAACCCGTCTCGCGACCTCGGTGTCGAACGCGGCTCCCATCTCACGCAGAAAAGTTTCTTTCGGAATCCCGATCGCGACCGCGCTACCGCATGCTGCCGCGCAAACGATCGCCGACACCATCGGTTCGGGAGCGCGATCGAGCGCTTGCTCGATCCATTCGATGTGCTCGTCCGATAGCTCGTCGAACAGCGCTTCTTCGTCGGGCGTGGGGTCGAACGGGCTCACGGCTTTTCCTCTGCGAGCTTCGTGAGGAGCGCGTAGACGCGCGTGGCGTACTCGCGCGCTTTCTCTTGCGTCCTCGCCTCACCGCCGCAGTGACCTATGGGGTATTCCACTTCCCAATTCCAGTGATCGCCGTTCTCGAACGTCCAGAGCTCGAAGCTATGGTCGCCAAGCGGATCAGCGTAGTCGTTGAAGTTCTCCGGGTAACGCACACCGCCGTGTGGGCACTCTTGCAGCCAAGTGATCTCGCCCTTCTCTGCGGCATTGCGCGCCGTGACTCGAACCGCGCAGAGGTGACACATCGGGCGAGCGGTGAATTCGGTTCCCCCCAAAAGTCTTTTGCCGCACGTACACATGCCCTTCGGCGGCGACTCGGGGTAGACGAACTTGCGGATCTTCTCGCCCTTGGCGTTGATCTCGTCCGTCTCCTCGATGCCCGAGCAGAGGTAGATCGCGTTGCAGTTCCTACAGAAGACGTCGCCGACCCACTTTTGGTCGCCGTCGTTCGGGCAGGGGAGCGTGAGGTTTTCGATCAGATCCATGGTCAGTCTTTCTTGATGTAGCGCCCAACGCGCTGCGGTGTTCGGAGATTCGGATCGGGCGGTGCTGGCGCACGAGCGGCGGCGTCCGCTTCGCGAGAGATGCGCGTGCAATCTGCACAAAGGAATTTGCCGTCCATTCGCCGAGACCACTGCGACCGACGATAGGGCTTCTTGAGACCGCAGCACGCGCACTGCTTGCGCACTTTGCGGTCGAGCACACCCGCACGAGAGCTTCGACGATCCATCACATACCTCGAAGGGTGGGCGCGAGCTCGAAGCAACCGTCGTCGCGCTTCGAGACCAATTCTTGAGCCTTGAGTGCCGTCATGATGTTCTGCACGGTGCGAAATGCGCACCGGCCGTTGAGCACGTGCGCGATCTGGCTCAGCGACATGGCTTCGGCGTCGCTCGTAAAGAGCACATCGAGCACGATGGCCTGGGTCTCGGGAAGCGTCTCGCCGAGATGGTCACGCAGCGTTTTGCCCGTGAGCGGCTTCGCGAGCTTGCCCTTGAGCTCCTCGCGCGCGTATTCCGTGAGCGCGAAGCGATCTTCGTTCTTTTCGATCAGCTCTAACGTCTTGAGCTTCGTGATGATGTTTTGCTTCGTGCGCTTCGTGATGCCGGGGACCATCACCGAGATCGCCGAAAGGGTGACGCCCTCTTTCTTCGACGCGATCGCGAAGAGCACCTTGCGCTCGGAGTCAGACAGCTTTTCGAGGATCGCACCCTTCGCGAGCTCGATGTAGCGACCCTTCACCGCGGTCTTGCCCTCTTCGGTGGCACGGAACTTCCCGTGATTCGCGTCCTTGATGATGTAGCGCATCGACTTGAGCGACGTGAGGATGTTCTGAATCGTGCGCTTCTTGAGCGCGACCTTGATCGCGATCTGCGCAGGTGTCATGCCGCCCGCTGACTGCACGATCAGAACGAGCACCTTCTCTTCGCTCGTGCCAAGAAGACCGTGCGGCGGCGACGGTCGATCCGAAGGAACGCCTCGCCCTTCGGTCTCGTCGTCTTCTTCATGAACGACTTGGCGAATGTGATCGCTCACGGGCGATGGCTTCTTCGCTCGCGTGCCGCGCCTCTTCGGAGGTTCGGGCGGGAGGATCTTTTCGATCTCTTCGACCGACGAGATGTCGCCGGGGCGCACCTCAGAAAGGGTAGCGTCCGGGTCGAGGTCGATGCCCACGCGAATCGCGGCGTCCAGAATTCCGGCGTCGATAGATGTCTTCTTGTGCGCTCGCGTGCTCATGAGCGCGAGGTCTCCGTAGACGTGCTTCTCGTACGAGTCGAGCGCCTTGCCGATGTCGGTCCAGAGCTTCTGTCGTGCGAGCCGGATCACGTCCTTGCGTACGAGCTTCTTCGAGGCCATCAGCTCGTTCTCCGTTGAAGCATCGTCGCGAGGATTTCTTTGGCGAGGCCGGCGCGAGTTACTCGTCGACCTGGATGCTCGCGCCTCTCACGTGCGATCTCTTCATTGAGAAGTCGAAATTCTTCGTCGCTGAATCGAACGAGGATCAGCGCGCCCTGTCGCTTAGGCAATTCGGCTCGCGTGAGAAATTCGATCCGCGCGAGTAGTCTCGGTGTGGGAGAGAAGTATTCGTTGCCGAGCGCATGCTTCTTCCAGCGATGGTGCTCGGCAGCTTCTTCTGCCTGGCCTCCCTTGAAGCACGCGAGGAGCGTGAGCTTCAAACCGGTGCACCGACGACGTGGATCTTGGGAGAAGCCGATCTTGACCGCACCGTCCTTCCGGCGTGCGAAGTACACCCAGCTCATCGCCGAAGCCCCTTCGTCAAAACGTCGCGCACCACCTCCGCGCGCGTGATGCGGCGGTTCGAGTTCTTCTTCTGCTCGCTGGCGATGCGGTCGTTGAGGAGCCCCCAGAGCTCGTCGTTCACCTCCACATAGAGCGTGTGCGACCTTTTTTCGTCGGAATCGTCCATAGGCGAACACTATACAGTCCCTAGACGATTACAAGGCCATTTCTAGACTTTGAATCGGAATTTTATTTTCCGATTCGATTTACAGGTGTTGTTTCAAGTACATCCGCCACTTCGAGGGCTCGATCCGCCAGATCGATCACGAGGCACAAGTATTTGTGTTTGGTTTCAACGACATCCGCCACTTCTAGCTGACGAAAGTCAAAAAAACCGATCTGGCGGAAGAATTTCTTTTGCGTTTCCGCCACTTCCGCCACTCCGCCAGATAAACCCCCTTTTACAAAAGAGGAACAAAGAAAAGGTGGCGGAGTGGCGGAAGGGGGAGTGAACGAGGGTTCACACAATGGGGCTCGGGAGAGAAAATAAAAAACGCGACCGCGCCGGGGACTTTCACGAAACAAGTGGCGGAAGTGGCGGAGTGGCGGCGATGGTTGATATCGCTAGCGAATTCTTCCGCCACTTCGATCCGCCACTTGGGCTCCAGCTCGAAGTGGCGGAAGCTCGGGCAGAAATCAGCATCGCCCGTGCGGGAAAATTCCAGTTCCGCCACATAGGAGCAGAAAGCGCTCGCTACGACCCCGAGCTCTACGCTCGCGCCTAATTCTCTTCGTCCGCGAGGTCGGCGGCGACTTGCGCGAAGTCGAGCATCGGCGGCGGCCTGTAGAACCGCATGCTCCCAGCCCCCCGTCCCGTTTTTCGGATCGTGCCCTTGATGTCGGAGACCGCGCGCCCGAGACGCATCGCGAAACCTTGGTCGGCTTGCACGCTCGGGATACGAAGCCACTCGGCGAGCACGTCCGCCGTCTGCCACCCGAGCCAAAGAGGTCGAAACGTGCCATCGGACTGCGCAAGGGGCTCGTTCGCGAGTCGAAGAAGCCGATCGCGAAGGGGATCCACGATGCGCGCCTTCTCGGCCTCGTTTTCGATCGCGTCGTAGTCGAGCCCCGTGCGCCACGAGTCGGAGATCTTCGCTTCGGCGAAGAGCTGCAAGCGATCGCGCGCAATCAAGTCGATGTCGACTTTCCCGGCGACGCCCACTTCCCAGCGAAGCCACCTGCGGTTGCCCGTGGGATCGTAGAAGTATTGATTGTCGTTCGTCGAGCACACGAGGAGCGCGCGGCGCGGTCGCACGGTGTGATCGTTTTCGTACTTCGCGATGTACTGCTCGACGAGTTTCGAGATCCACGACTTGATTGCGTCGAGCCGCTTCGGATCACGCGCTTTGAATTCGTCGTCGTGGATGATCCATCGCGTGACGCTCGCGCGTTGGAGATCGAGCTTGTCGGGATCGAACTTTCCCATGATCGAGATCCACGGCGCGTCCATTCGATCCGAGTAGAAGAGCGTGTTGAGCGCGTAGTTTTTGTTCACGCGTTGCAAGCCCTGGAGTACGGGCACGATGTCGACGAGTAGGCCGGGCATCAACGCACGCTCGATGCATGCACGAAGCCACGAGCGTCCGGTCGCACGGTGATACTTCGTGTCCTTGCAACCGAGGTACGTCGTGAGCCACGTGTCGATGCGACGTTGCCCGTCCCACTCGGGAAGGTTCTCGACGAAGAGCTGCAGCGAATCGAACGAGCGACGCCTTGCGGCCACACGGATCCCCTCTTCGGTCGTGTCCGCGCCAACGCGTACGCCCTGACGAACGCACCACGCTTGTACGGGAATGCGATCGACTTTCGTGTACGCGCCTGAGCCCTCTGCAACGGGATTCGGTCGTGGCGACGGCCAGTAGATTCTGTCGGAGTAGACGTCGTAACCCGGGCCACCGCGCCAGTTTGGATGCGACCCGAGGAGCCGCGCGACGTTTTCGGCGATCGCAGCGGGAGCGCCCTTGTCTTGAATGAGCTCGATCGGCGGAGCGGGCGGCGGTTCTTCACTCACCACCTCGACGCGCGGAGCTTCACGCGAAGGCTCTGCGGACGATCCCGATTCGGGATCGGGCTTGTCGTAGACGGGAAGAGGACGCGGACCCGAAACAATGTTGTTCTGGACGACGTAACGCTCGGCCGATGCGAGCGTGCGGCGCACTTCGGTGCGCGTGAGCCCCGCGAAGGTGGCAGCGTTTTCGAGCTGCCTGAGCACGTACTCCCATTTGCCCACGGAGTAGCTGGAGTTCGCGAGCGCGAGGAGTCGGATCGCTTTGCGATAGAGGTAGTCGTTCCTCATGCCCTCGGGCATGTACGCGAGCCGCGCTGCTTCTTCGGTGACGGCCTTCTGCAAATACGCAGCGGCTTTCTTCTTTGCCTTCTCGTCCTGCGCGAATGTGTCGGGCGTGTAGTCGACGAGGAATCTCGGCGGCGGAACATCTTCGAGGAGCGGCTCGCACCACGCGACAGGGAGCGTGAGCACCTCGCCGAGCTTCGACCACACGTACCGCTTGCCCGAAATGTGGAGACTGGGCGCGACGACGACTTGGCCCCCTCCCACTTTCACGTCGACGCCGGGGATGCGCTCTTGCTTCTCTCCGTTCTCACGCGGTTTCCCCGAGAGCGCCGTGCGGTTTTTGAGACGAGCCTTCGGAACGATCTCCGGGATTCGATAGAAGAGCCGGTAGCCGCGGGCGCTCTCACACGTGGCGGTGTCGCGAGGAAGGAACCCGAGCTCCAATTCGAGCTGGGCGACGCGCGGCTCGTCGTCGACGTCGACGGCCACGAGGTACGACCCATCGCGTTGCTCGCCGAGGATGAGCCCCACGTTCGACTTTGCGCGAATGCTCAGAAATTCATCACGCAAAGCTTCTTCGGTCTCGGCGGGCTTGGGCCAATTCTTCCGGATCGGATGCTTGCCGGCGTTCTTGCCGCAATCGGTGTTGCACACGCACCTGAGCCCCTCGGGCGTGGAGATATCTCCCTCGATTCCGTACGTGAAGACCGGCTTGCGGCCGTTGCGGAAGTATTCGAGTGCAGCCTCGAAGGAAGACATCCCCTCCGAGATTACGAAATCAAAAAAGGGTGCGTTGGCGCTCGTCGTGTCCATCGTCATGCAAGACCCCGAAGAAGAACCAGCCAGCGGCCTGTTTCCGCGACCCAGCGATCGATCACTTGCCGCGGGGTTTCACCTTTTTTCGCGCGGAGCTTGAGATGCGGCACTCGGTTCGAGTCGCAGTACGCTTTCCAAGCTTTCTGACCAGGGCGCTCCGGCGTGCGCACGTTCTTCAATTCGATCTCCAGAGGCATCGGATGCGGAGGGCGATAGAGCCAGCCCCAGACGTCGGCTTGACCCGTGATCCCGGCCTTGAAGACGTTGCCCCGTTCGTCTTGGAATTGTCCGACGTTGCGAATGAAGAGCCGCGCGTCGAGAAATCTCTCCGTGCACTCCGCGACGTAGAAGCGCCGAAGCTCGGTCTCGGTTGCGCGTTTGAGTTCGTCAAGAACGTTCACGCTCGCCTCGAACGACGTCGCGACTTCGTGCGTGTGCGCTCCTTCACCGGCTTGGGTTTTTTGAGAACGGCGCGACTGAACACCGACTCGACGTACGTCTTGTCGGCTTCGGCTTTTGCGCGATCACGGGTTCTTACCCCCTGAAAGCAGATCGAGTGCATCCCTGGTTTCGGGATGAAGCGCACTTCGACGTGGTACGTCGACGGCTCTTGCCTTCCGCTGATGGATCGGTCGATGGATTCACACACTGCAATTTCGATCATCGTTCGTTCCTTTCGTTGCTTTTTTGCGAAGCATGCTTCTGCGCTCAGTACATCCCGTGCACTTCGTTCGCTCGCGCGCCGCCTTCGGCCAGTACGCTGCGACGTACACTCTCCCGCACGGGCACCGAATCCGGAGTCGTGGTGCAGCGCCCGATCCGCGATTCTCTACGACGGCGAGGATCTCGCTCATTTCGCATCCCACTCTTTGAACATTTCCGCCGCGAGGTCGTCCAGATCTTTCCCTTTCGCCTGCGCGAGCTCGGCTTCGCTCATCTCGCGCATCTTTCGGAAGCGCTCCGTGCGCGCGAGGTTCGTCTGCCAAATCAGATCGCGCTCGTAGTCGGCTTTCGTCTGATCGCTCCACCACTTCGGTGGCCACTCTTTGTATTTTTCTTTGTACCTCGCCGACGCGAAGCCCCACTTGAAGCCGCGCGATCGCGCCGTGCGCACGCAGCCGTCGTAGTATTTGCGCTTCTCGTCGACGGGACCTCTTTCAACGAGGGTCATGCCGGGCACTTCACGCGGGAGCTTGGGCGGTTCGATGGAGACGACTACGAACGAGTGGCCGCAGTGCTCGCACTCGCGCGCGTTGCTCGGGATGTACGCGTAGCACTTCGGACACGTCTTGAACTTGCCTGCGCTCGTGCGCTTCGGAGGACCTTCGATGTCCCATTCCACATCTTCATCGGGCCGGCCGTGCCGATCGAGATTCGCGCCGTGATCCAAGAAGATGGGCCGGATCAACTTCATGTCGAGACAGCCGCACTTCGTGCACGCGCCCTTGTCGTGATCGTCGGGCACGTGCCAGCACTCGCAGCACGGACGGCCGATGCGATTCATCTGCTTGTAGAGCGTCATCGACTTCGTGGGGCGCGCGATGATGACGCACTTCACGCTCGGTTGGTCCCAGCCTTCGGTGAGGATCTGGCAGTTCGAGACGACTTCCAGCTCGCCGTTCCGGAGCTTCGCGAGGATCTCCGCGCGCAGTTCTTCGGGCGTGTTGCCGTCGAGGTGTGCTGCCTTCACGCCCTCTTCGTGAAAGCGCTGAGCGATGGCGATCGAGTGCGCCACGCTCGTCGCGAAGATGACCGTGGGCCTCGCAATGCCGTCGAGCGCATGAAATTCGAGCCAGCGCTCGTAGATGCCGCCGACGAGGGCATCGCCGATCATTACCTCTTCGAGCTCTTCGAGATTGAAGTCCCCCGCGAGCGTGTGCACGCCCTTGAGGTCCGGCTTCATTCGCTCGGGCACGGAGAAGCAGCGCGCCGCCGAGATGAATCCGTCTTGCGTCAGCTCTGCGTACGTCGCGGCTTGCACGATCACGTCGTAGGGACCGCCGCTTTTTCGTCCGAGAGGTTTCTGATCCGTGCGGCATGGCGTCGCCGTGAGACCAAGGTGGACCGCATCGGGGTACATCTCGAACACGAACTTCGTGTACGAGGGGGCGCATGCGCGGTGACACTCGTCGACGATCACGATGTCGGGAACGAACGCGATGTTTCTCTGCGCGAGCGTTTGGATGCTCGCGACTTGGACGGGCATGAGGAGGTTCGTGCGCGGATCGTTCGCGCGGATGACGCCGACTTCGGTGATGCCCCACTTTGCGAGCTGCGCCACCATTTGATCGATCAGTTCGAGTCGATGAACGACGATGAGGATCTTCCCGTTGAAGTTCGTACGCGCGCTATAGATGATTGCGCAGACGAGCACGGTCTTGCCGCCACCCGTGGGCAGGCAAAGGATCACGCGCTTTCGACCAGCGAGTACGTGTGCGCGCGATTCGCCCACGCCGCGCCCTTGGTAGGGCCGAAGGATCGGAGCGCTCACGGTTCCTCCATTTGGATGCAATTTCCACAAAGTGATCGCGTGGGCTCGACGCGACGCATTCGACAACGCGGGCACGTCTTGCTCGTGTCGATGTCGATCTGCGCTCGCACGTGATGCTCGATCTCTTCGACTACAATCGGCTTCATCGATTCAGAAAATGCGCGAGCACTATCCTCGCTCGTCCCGCGCACCCAGTGACCGGGCTCGATCTCGAACCAGAACTTCAAAAGCAAGGCGTCGCGCTGTTCTTGTTCTTCGCGACGTTCCTTCCACGCGAGGTACTTCGCACGCGCGGTCACGAAGTAGTTCTTCATCGCCGCTGTCGGCTGCGTGCCTCGCATCGCGCGCCAATCGCCGCGCATCGCAGCGAGCTTCACGTAGAAGATCTGGAGCTCCGCCGTGTAGTCCTCTGCGTCGATCGGGCCTTGCAGCTTTTCCGATTTTTCTTCCGGGATGCGTAGCCCTTCGGCGCGGCACGCGTTGATGTACGCAGCGCTCGGAGGATCGAGCGTCATTTTTTCCCTGTACATCACCCAACCCTCGGGACTGAGCGGCCCTCGAACGAGCCGAAGCCCGCGCGAAGGCGCAAGCAGTGCCGAAAGCGGCACGTCTCCGTCTGGAGTGCGCTGATCGTCTCGTTCCATTCGTTCCTCGCGTTGCGCTACAGACATCTAGCCGTAACACGCGGCGCTTGTGTGCGTCTAGAAGTTGGGCTATTTTTCCTGAGCATAGATCGCTCGTTCGTTTCGTTGCGTTGCGCTCTGTAGCCGCACTCGGATTCGTTCCCCGAGTGCGGCTTTTTTTTTGGCGCGCGCACTGAACAAATTTTCCTTGCAAGCCGTCTACTCAAGCGGTAGCACTGGATCTGCTCGCAGCCGCAACCTGCGTGCGACGTAACGCGACTCTGAACGACAGCGAGGAACGAACGATGACGGACGAGAACAATCTCGTCGAGATGACCATCCGTGTCGATGTGTCGGGGGGCATTCAGCTCGCTCACACCTGCGCGCGATGTGGCGCGGTAGCGCATAGCACCCCGACCAGTTACGACTGCTTGAATCCCCAAACGGGACGTGCAGACACCAAGGTGTTCGTCGTGCAGAGCGCGATTCCTCCCGAGGGTTGGGAGCACCTTCGTATGACCGATCCCGAGAAGACGTGGCACCTCGAAGTGTGCCCGGCGTGCATCCGGAAGTTTTTTCTGGAGAAGCGATGAGCGCAGACGTCGGCAAGGTTCGTCGCGAGCACGCCGAAGAGCAGGCGAAGGAGCGGGGCTGCGTCATCGTCGAACCGAAACCGAACGAGCTTTTTCTCGACATCGATAGCGCTGAGGAAATGGCGTACTTCGAGAAGCAGATCAGGCGCGTTGCCGTGAGGTGGAAGCTCACGTGGACGGCGAGCGAATCGCCGAGCGGCAAGATGGGTCGCTATCACGTCTATGTGACGTTCTTCGATCGCGAGCTGGATCACTGGCAACGCATCGCCTTGCAGGCGGTGCTCGGCTCCGACCGGATTCGTGAGCTGATCTCGGTGCATCGCTTGCTCGACGGCGATGCGGCACCCACGCTCTTCTTCGAGAAGCCCGAAGCAGTTCGCCTTCGCGCGATGGAGAACCCGAAGCCATGACCGAAGAAGAAATTATTTCGATGATGCAGAGCACGCTCGGTTGCCTTCGCGCTGATCTCGTCGTGGTGGCCGTCGCCATGAAGGGAAACGACATGTCGCCCGAGCGATTGCTCGTTGCCGCGGAACTGATCCAAAAAACGCAGGATGATCTTTCCGTTCGCGCGGACAATCTGCGGAAAATGCGAGAGATACGGGCAGCGGTGCCGCCGCTTCCCGTGCCGGGACCGGGGAGGCAATCGTGAAGCTCGACACCTTCCGAAAGAGCTTGGACAACACGAGCGTCCGGCCGATCTCGGAAGCGGTGCTCGATGAAGACAACCGTTGGGTGACAGAAGTCTCGTCGCTCGAAGAGCTTCGCGCCATCGCTCTACGTGAAAGCGGCGGGATCATCGAGCTCCACTTCCTCGACGGCACCGGGGACATGGACATGCTCGTGATTGTCGATGCGGCCGACGATTAGAAAAGGAGATGCACCGTGGCAAAAGACAAAGCGATCATCCGAAATCTGCAGGCTCGAAAAAGCGATCGGCTCCTTCGTGGAGTGATGGAAGGCAAGACGGTCATTTGCGCTTACGAGCCGCACCCGCCAGCCAAACGTCCCGCACGCACGCCGATCCATGAAGCCTTCGGGCGCGGTGAATCGGTCGACGGACATCTCGTCGTCACGAGCAAGAAGATCACGTTCATTCGCGGCGTCATCTACGTCACGTGTCCCGAGTGTGGCGATCAGCTCCCGCTCTACAAGGTGGGCCTTCGTCACATCGGCGGAGATCTCCGCAACCAGTCTCGTTGCATGAAGTGCCGCAAGCATGTGAAGAAGGCGGCATGAGCAGCACCGAGCTTGTTCCCTCGAAGCAGTCGAAGGATCTGCTTCTCATCGAGCGGCTAGCGAGCGCGCTGGAGAAATGCGCTTCGGTGGACGAGATCAAAGACGTACGCGATCGGGCGATGGCCATCCAGCTCTACGCGCGAAAGAAAGCGGGTGGCCTTGCCGCTGCGCAGTCGGCCGGTCGTGTCGTTACCGAGGCGACTCTCAAGCTCGCCGAGCTCTATGCCGACGAGACCTCGACCCAGAAGATAGCCCGACGTCTTGACCGCAAACAAGACATGCCGGGCAAGGTGGCAATCGCCCGCGCAGCCGAGATGGATCCTGCCGCCCTCTCTCGCCTCAAGCCACTCGTCGCGCTGGGGAAGGCTGACGTAAAGGCCGCGATGCGAGCCATCGAGGAGGCCGGCGAAGTCGTGACGCCAGCGGCGCTACTTCGTCAGGTGACGGCAACAAGCTCTTCCGACGACTACGATGGAGACGAGTGGTACACACCGCCCGATTTTTTGGATCGTGTGCGCTTGGTTCTCGGCGAGATCGATCTCGATCCGGCGTCGAGCGCCTTTGCGCAAAAGACCGTTGGCGCAAAGCGCTTCTTCACCAAGAAGGACAATGGGCTCACGAAGTCATGGTCGGGCAACGTCTTCTGTAACCCGCCCTACTCGTCGCCGCTCATCTCGCAGTTCGCCGAGAAGTTCACCGCGTCGTCCGAAGGAAAGATGAACGCCGGGATCTTTCTCGTGAACAACACGACGGACACGGCGTGGTTTCAATCGCTTCTCAAGCGCTACTCCGTGTGCTTCACCGCGGGTCGCATCGCCTTCCTTACGCGCAGCGGCGAACGAATGAATCAGACGAGGCAAGGACAAGCTGTCTTTTACTTCGGCCGGAAGAAGGCAGCCTTTCTCCAACATTTTGGAGAAATCGGGACCGTGGTGGGAGCGTTGTGATGAACGAAGAAAAAGCAGCCCCTTTGCCCGTCGACGGACGCGAGATCGTCGACCCGAAAGACATGAAGCGGCACCTGGAGCTGATCTCGCACTCCGAAATCCAGTGTCACCAACGCTGTCCTCGGGAGCATCACTACCGCTATCGGCTGCGGCGGCGTCCCGTCGTCGAAGAAGCTCCCCTGGTGTTTGGGAAGCTCGTCGACGAGAGCTTGCAGGCTTGGTGGGAAGCGGGACCCCTTCACGGGCGCACGGCGATGCTCGGGAAGCTCGATCTGCTCGTGCTCGAAGAGAGAGCGCGCATCATGAAGGGCGGCAAGCCGCGCTTCGATGATTTCGAGGTCGTGAAGGCGCGCGCGTTGTTGATTGGGTACGACGCACGGTGGGCGAACGAGCCGTACGAAGTGATCCGCGTGCAGCCGATGTTCGTCACGCCGGTGTTCAACCCAGACACCGGCCGGCCGTCCAACACGTTCGAGCTCGGCGGCAAGCTCGACGTACTCGTGCGCGATGTGCGCACGGGGGAAGTTGCGATCGTTGAAACGAAGACCACGAGCGACGACATCTCGATGACGTCGAGCTACTGGCACACCGTCTCGGCGACCGACCCGCAGGTGAGCACCTACTACAAGGGCGCACGCGCAATCCTCGAAGGCATGGGCATCAAGGAAGAGCCCGCGCGCTGCGTGTACGACGTGATCCGCAAGCCCACGATCAAGCCCTACCGGGCCACACCCGTGGAGTCGCGCAAGTTTACGGAGCCGAAGAAGAAGAAGTGTCCCGAGTGCAGGAAGAAGAAGGCGATCGCTGCGCCGCATACCTTCGAGGTGAAGAACGGCGAACACGTTTTCAAAGAAACGTTCGACATGATTCCTGGCATGACGCTTTTTCGAGAGGACACGCGAGAGGTTTTGGAGGTCACGTGTCTCGATGGCGAGATCGTCACAGATCCGGGGGGCAAGCTCTACGCGAACCTTCGCGATCGCGACGAGACGCCGGAGGAGTTCTACGTGCGGCTCCTTACGGACATCAAGGAGCGTCCGGAATTTTACTACGCGCGCGGCGATGTGGTGCGGCTCGAACAGGACGAGATCGAGCACTCGCACGATCTCTGGCACACCGCGCGGATCATGCGCGAGATGCAACTTGCCAAGAGAGCGCCGCGTCACCTCGGGCAGTGCAAGCGCTTCGGGCGGTTCTGTAACTACTTCCCGGTGTGCTCGCACCTCACCACGATCGAGAGCTTTCCGATCGCCGAGGACAAGCACGAGGAGCTCAAGGAGATCTGATGTCCAAGGATCCCCCGGTTTACGCTGCAACTTCTGGAGCCGGCGTCGCGGCGTGTCTCGACGACATGGCCGCAAAGCTCGGACGCAAGGTCCGCGTCTACGTGATCGGCTACAAGGATCGCTCGAAAGAGGAGACAACGCGGCTCATCAAGTCCGCGGACATCAGCGTGATGTTCGACGCGTGGGAAGCGCTCGACGATCGCTCTCGCTACGAATGGGTGAACAAATGAAGCGAACGCCGTCGCCTCAAGAAACGAAGATCATCAACACGCACGTTGCGGCGATCCTCGAAGAGCTCAACGCGGCCGGGATCTACTCGAACGCTGTCCTCGCGTTCGTCGCACTCGACGGATGGGACTATCACCTCGCGACGATGATCGGGCGCGAGCTTGAGGGTCCAGCCGAAGAGGGAATCGAAGCGCTCATGAAGTACGCGCACGATGAGATCGGTCGCCAGCTTGCCGGAGGAGAAGAGCCCGCGGCCGGGGATCGCGCGCCCGATGAACGCATCACTGTCACCGAGTCGATGGGCTGGAGGCAGCGTCTCGAACAGATTCGCGGGATCCCGCGTGACGGTGTAGAGCGCATTTCGATCAGCGTGAGAATGCTCGAAGACGTGGTTGCGGCGCTCGATCACATGAAGAAGCTCGAAGAGGGTATTCGAGAGTGCGAAGGCGACGGCGGATGCCGCGCTGCGAAGTTTGTAGAGGAAGAGAAGACGCAGCGCCCGCTCGCGAACTAGATTTTTTTTTGTGAATTGTGTGAAACCGAAGGAGTGAAAACATGACTCAGCAAACCGTGAACTACGATGCGGTCCTCGCGACCGGATCGAAACAAAAGATGAAGCGCCCACCGATCACGTTCCTCTACGGAGAGAAGAAGATCGGCAAGACCACGTTCGGGGCAGCGGCTCCGAAGCCCGCGTTCCTTTGCGGGGAGGACGGCGCGCACGCGATCGCCGATGTGCGCTTCCCCGGTGAGGGACAAATCGCAGCGTGGCCGGAGCTCCTCAACTACACGAAGGCGCTCGCGTACGGAAAGCACGACCATCAAACGATCGTCGCCGATACAATCGGTCCTCTTTGTTCGCTCTGCCTCGATCACACGGTCGCCGCATCGAAGGCGGCGTCGTGGGAGAAAATGGGCTGGGGCAAGGAAGAAGATCTCGTTCGCGAGTGGCGGGTGTGGCTCTCTCTTCTGGAGCACTGCCGCAACAAGCGCAACATGGGCATCATTCTTCTCGCGCACGCCACGCAAGCCGGCGTCCAGGATTCGCAGCTCGGCGAAAAATACTACGTGTGGCAGGGCGACATGCAGCGCTCGATCTGGAACTTCACGTCGAACTGGGCCGACATCGTGCTCTACGTCGCGAAGGAGCGTGCGCTTTTGGGTTTGGGAGACGACGAGCGCGCTCGCGCCATGGTGAAGGACACGCATTGGGTGTACTCCACACAAACGTCCGAGCACTACGGCTTCGAGGCTGGCGTGCGCGGCGGCTACTGGCTCCCGCCGAAGTTCAAGCTCGAACTGTCGAATCCGTACAAGGCGTTCGCAGACGCGATCTCCGACACGCCCGTTGCGGTGCGCGCGCGAATCCTGGAGCTTGGCAAGTCTCTACCCAAGGGCGGCGATGCCACCGTGCTGAATCTCCTCGCGTGGGCAACCCCATCGAGCCTCGGGACGCTCGGCGACAACATGACTGCGCTTCGTGCGCTCGAAGTGCGCATGCAAGAAGAGCTCGCGAAGCACGGACAGCCGCGGGCGGCGACGTGAGAATCAACGTCTATGCGGAGGAGATGACCGATCGCGTCGAGATCATCTCCAAAGAGATCGAGGGCCAGAAGTTCACGGGCCTTCGCATCTACCTGGAGCTCCCCGTGACGGTGCTCGTGTGCAACGCATGCGGCGCTATCGAACCGACGACCACGATCAAACGGTTGATGACCGATCATGCCGCTCCAACGCCGATAGGTTCCTTGGAGAATTGCAGGGACACGCCGGACGGCGTGCATCGCTTCCGGCCGCGCCAGCTCTCGGGACCCTTTCAACATGGACCCGGCGACGATGACTCCGCAGCCGTCACGTTCTGGGGTAAGCGCGATTTGCGTGAGGTGCTCGACGTCGCGATGGCGAAGCTCGACGAGCACTACGAACCTCGCAAGGTGACCAAGACCGTCGAGCTGGAGCTTCCCGAAGAGGATCGGCAAATGGTCTTGCTTGCCCTCGCGGTGCTCTCGCTCGAATCTCCGGGATTCGATCACGCGCTCAACGAGATCGCGAAGCGCATCGACAACGTGGAGAGCGATCGCGCGCTCATGTACGACGTGTTTCGTGCGACGCGACGGAAGGATGTGCCGCCGCCGTTCTAGGATGTTTGTTTGTGTATTTGTTGACTGAAACCAAAGAAAGAGAAGTGGATCATGCCGAGTGGTGACAATTTCTGGGGACGTGTCGTGAAAGAGGAATCGGGACTTCGCGAGAGCAAGGACAAGCACACGCCGTTCTTCGGTTTGCTGTTCGAGATCACGCGGGGCGAGTTCATCGACGCCGAAGGCAAAAGGCAGTCTGTCGTGGGCAAGCGCTACAGCTACGACGGGTGGCTCACGCCGGACGCTCAAGAGCGCACGCTGCAGTCGCTCATCTACTGCGGTCTCGACGTCCGCAACGGAGCGACGCTGCAAAATCCGATCGGGATCGACAAGAACGAGGTGCCGCTCACGCTCGAAGAAGAGAGCTGGCAAGACGTGAACGACGGAAACAAGTGGAAGAAGCGCACGCGCATCGCGTGGGTGAACGATCCCGCACGTGCCGCATCGATTCACGCGCGCATGGCCGAAGCCGAGGCGACGTCGTTCTCGCAGAAGATGCAAGGCGAGCTCGAAGCCACCTTCGCGAAGCTGCAAGGATCGAGATCGGGAGGTGCGAAGCCTCAAGGTGCGCCGGGCAGCTTCGACTTCGGAGCGAACGCTCCGGTGTCGCCGCCCTCGGGCGCTCCGCCCGCAGCCGTTCCTGGAGGGCAAGCCGCTCCGGCAGATCCTCCGGCACCCCCTGCGCCACCGCCGCCGCAAGTCACGCAACCGGACGCGGCAGCGAAATACTGAGCGCGTGAGGTACACGGTGTTCTCTTGGGACGGGACAGAGATCGACACGATCTTCTGTCTCGCCCCAGGGGGCGCTGCGAAGCTCGCCGTCGAAGAACGGGGCTTCCGACCGGGGTTGATTGTCGTAGTGGATGAATTCGGCGCGCGCACGCTTTGGGAAGTGCATGCAACGCGGCTCGTGTTCGCGAATGAGGTAAGGCCGTGAGTGCAAAGAAGGAAAAGAAGAAAACGCATTCGGTCGCTGAGCGATGCGATTGCAAAGCCAACCGTGAACGCGCTGCAGAGCACCTCGCGGATCTGGTGCGCGAGAGCGTTGATCCGCACGACTCGGGGCACTCCGATGTTGTCATCGTGCTCGTCAATCACACGGGCTCGTCGCTCATCGGCAACGTGAATGGGGTCCAAGCCAAGATCGATCTTCTTCGCGAGGTGTGCAGTGAATGGGAGAAGGGTCCAATCCAATGAGTGACGTACCGAAGGATCGCAATCTCACGGGAATGGGTCGAGCCGAGCTCGAAAGATTGCTTTGGCAGGTGGCTCACGAGCGCGACACGTACCGTGAGACGTGCAAGAACGCGCAAGAGAACGGCACGAACCTCTGGAACAAAGTCGTGCGCGTGAAGAACCTCCTTCGCGTTGCGCAGCCGTACCTCGAAGAAGACAACGCGCGATGCCCGGATGAACTGGAGCTCGCCGCGCTCTGCAACGAGATCGAAAAAGAAATCGGCTCGCTCGAAGACAATACGACCGAGGAAGAGGGGCGCATGGTTGCCGAGCGCCTCGGGATCGACATGGAGAAGTGGGCCGCGGAGCTGCGCGCCAAGGTTGACGCGGCGGACAAAAAAGAAGGAGAGAACGATGGGATCGAAAAATAAGCCTGGAAAGTGGGACTGCTACGCCAACGCGATGGTCGACGAAGAGTATTTTGTTCTCCTCGCGCGCGACAAACACGCACCTGCTCTCGTGCGTGCGTGGGCGGATGCTCGTGAAGCGGACGGTGAGGACCCGGCGAAAGTCGCCGAGGCTCGTGCGTGCGCCGACAAGATGGAAGCGTGGCGAAAGGCGAACCGATCATGAGCGCTCGCAAAATCATCCAGATTGCAACGTCGTCGTCGAGCTCGGCGGATGGCGACGAGATCGAAAACCTCTACGCCTTGTGCGACGACGGAACGTTCTGGGCCTGGGACTACAAGGAGAGGGTGTGGGCAGAGATGGAGAATGTTCCTCAGCCAAGGGGAGGCAAGGAAGGCAAAGATAGGAAATGATCGCTCCCCCGGAAAGCCAACGACGGATGAAGCAACCAATGGCTCCGGTTCGCTGCGACGTGAGCGAATGCAAGAGCACGTGGATCATCGTGATCTACATCCGGGACGGGAAAGCCGTGAAGCACTCCGTCAAGTTGTGCGCGACGCACTACAAAGAATTCAAAGCGGGAAAATCTCCAACACTGCGAGGGTGACGTGGCAAAATTTTCTCTCAGCATCAAAGCAACGATTCACGCGAAGAGCGACGCCGAGGCGGCAGCGCTTCAAAAGAAAGTCGACGCGCTCCTCACCAAACACGCACGGAGTCTTCTCGCCGTCGAGGGCGTCGTGCTCGACAAGATCTCTGTCGATCCGAAAGTCACGAGGGAACCGTGAGCGACACGCAATACGTTCGGCTCTCTGTCGTGCTGGAAGTTCCGGCGAAAGATGCGAAGGCCGCGAACGATCTTCTTGGCCTCGTTCTTGAAAAGTTTTTCCGCGTCAATGCGCTGGAAACCCAGCACTACGATGCGCCCGCCGAAGCAATGCGGGATTACGACATCGCGGTGCACGCGGTGGTGTCTGAGACAAACAAAAGGCACAAATCATGAGCAAGCTGATCGCGAAGTTCCCGAACGAAGTTCCCGGTCGAGGCCAAGCGCACATTTCGATTTCGATGGGCGGCGTGGAGATCGATTGGTCGCTGTCCGAACGGTGGGAGTGGAGCTTCTCGGGCAGGCTGTCTCGTGAGGTAGTTCTCGGGGGGTTGAGCTTCGACTAGACTCACTCTCGATGCACGAATGGTGGCATGGCACGCCGACAGGTGATCTCGGCCCGAGTACGCCGCATGCGATTCATGTCGGCACTCTCGCCGCCGCCACACAAGCGCTCAATGCACGCATCGGGATTCCGGTCACCGGCAAATGGGATGGATCGCGGACGTACGGCGAAACAAAGCTCGCCGGGCAGCGGACACTGCGCGGTCGCGACGAATTTCTTTTGACCGGCCACAACTGTTGCGACGCGCCCGAAGAGGACTACTACCCACGTGAACGCGCGGATCGTCCGATCTACGCAGGAAATCAGCACGTACGCGACGAGTTTCGTCCCAACATCTTTCCCGTCCAGATCGTTGGTAGGATGTCGAATACACCGTCCACGCCGATGAGCGACACGAGAGCCAACGCGACCATGGCCGGTCAACTAAAACGCGGGACAGCAAAGCGTGGGTACTACTACATCAATGAAGGTGAAGATGCTGGCTCGGTCTCGGCTGTTGTCCCTGGGCTTTCGCATTTGGTCCGAGAGAATCCCGTGAGCTCTGCGGCCGACTACCCCGATTTCGAGGCAGCGCTTCAAGCTGCGTCGTCGCGGTTCGGTGCTACGCACGTCGTCAGGCAGGGAAACCGGAGCGCGGTCATCTACTCGCCCACCTCGAAAGGGTACGAGAGAAGGAGTCTCTCGTGTGACCGCGGCTTCTTCCATTGGCCGAAGCAGGCTGATCTCGTCGACGAGGTTCCCGAGAACGCCGAGCGCGTGGTGGACGTGCTCGATCTCGGCTTCGATCCCGACGCGCCCCCGCGAAGAGAAGCTGCGCCCCAGCGTCGCGCGGCGGAAGAAGCGCGCGGCTCCGATCGCGAACGGTGGGACAAGCTCCAAAGTGAATTCCGTCGTCTCACCGACGAGATGACCAAGGTCGAGAGCGAAGCACACGTGAAGTGGGGTCCCCACGGACTTCGCTATGCGTCACGCACCCTGCAAACGAAGCACGGGAAGCTCGTGGCTTCACGGAACCGCGTCTACGAAAAAATCTTCGCGATGACGCAAAAGCTCTCGCCTCGCGATTGGGGTACGGGAGTGCCTACGCACTGGATCGCAGGGAAGCTGACTTTCGACGACATGGTTCGTCCCCAGAGCGAGCCGCTCAGCGTGACGCCTCCCCTGGCGTACGGCGCAACGACACCGATGCAAGAAGGAGCACGAGAAATGGGAGCCGTACGTGAAGTGATGGAAGGCCGGGGACGTGAGGGTCGTCGCTACGAATCTGCGCAGTGGCTCGAATTCGAGTGCGAGCCCGCGACGCCGACGCCCGAGCTCGAAGATATGGCGCGCGAGTTCAACCACCTCGTGCTCGAATTCTTGGAGAGCTACGCGCGCACCTGGAGCATCGATACCTCTAGTCTCGATGCGGACTCATTCACGTGGAATGCGTACGCGTCGCTCGTCGGTCACGGCGTGGGTTTGTGGGAAGGCGATGGCGACACGGGTCTCCGAGGCGAAGACGAAAAGAAGATCGACAAGGCGTTGCGGACGGGTTGGTACGCACCGGGAAGTGCGCGAGGCAAGCTTCACAATCTCGCGCATCGGATCAGCGACGAATGCGCGATGCTCCAAGGGCCGGAAGGTCGAGAGGCACGCGAAGAAGCTTCGATCCCGACGAAGGCGCAGCTCAAGATCATCAACGCGTTTCGCGATCGCAGGTTGATGGGCAACCCGATGCGCGACTCGATCTCGACGGACGGCGACACGATCTACTCGTACCGCATGCCGATCGCGAGGCGAACGAGCAACGGTGGAGTCTCGATCGTCGATCCGGCCGGCGCTCCGAGTGCCACGACGCGCAATCACATCTACGGGCTGCAGCGAACGTTCACGCCCGCGGAGATCGCGGGAACACAGCGAGCGGCCGAGCACGACGATGACAGGGGACCGGAGACGGAGCGTATGCCAGCTCCCGCATCCCCACCAAGGCTCCAGCCGGGCTACGCGTTCTACACGCCGTCGCGCCGGAAGGGCGACTGGAAGAAAATCCCGAACGACGATTGGGAGCACGTCGTCATCGGCGAAGACGAAATCGAGAAGTCCAATTTCGTGGGGTATCGCCTCATCGATGGGTCGATGCACGACATCTTCGAGGTCTACTTCTCTGCATACCCGCGCGAGGGTCGCGGCTACTACGCGCAGCTCCAAACGCACACGCAGGGTCGCGGCTCTGCGCACGAGGGTGCGGTGCTCCTCGATCACATGGCGAACGATTTCTCGTCGCCGAAGGAAGCGATCGAGCACGCGCAGCGCGCGTGGGGTGCAACGCACGTGGACTTTCACGGCACGCGCATCCATCCCACGGTGTACGGCACCAAAGACGGCGCGCGTTGGAAGAAGACTTTGTTCAAGCAGAAGGGCAAGCTCCACTGGCCCGACAAATTCTCGAAGGGACCGAAGAGACTCTCGGGCGCGATCGAGCTCACGCCGGTTGCTGCACCCACGCACACGCCGCCGATGCGCACGCCGCCAATGTCGCCGTCGATTCCTCCCGACGACTACGAGCGACACCTGCCGAGTTACTCGGACGAAGCCCGGGAAGGCTCAATCGATCGCCGAGTGCCATCGGCAGACACTCGCTACACATCAAGACAGTCTTCGCAGGATGCGCTTCGCGACGACGTGTCATTCGAGGGGCGATGGATCGGCTCCGTGAGAGGACCGTTTCGATCGCGACAGGGAGACTTCTACGAATGGTCGACGTCAGGGCACTCGGGGAGGAATGGGACGCGACGTCATGCGTTGAACGCTCTCGTTCACGCTCACAAGATGCGTACGGGTGCTCGTGAAGTTCGCGAAAACCCCGCGACTGATCTCCAAGACGCGATCCCGTGGGTGCGCGTCACGCGCGATCCCGAGCGGTACAAAGAAGCGCTCGCGCGTGCTCAGAAGATCGGCCCCGTCGACGACGCGCGCAAGGTCTACGAGCTCGTGGGTCCCGCGCTCATGAAGGAAGATCAGGAAACCTTCATCGTGGTGCTCATCGACGTCCGCCAGAACTGCAGGGGCGTCGCTGAGATTCACCGCGGCGCAAGGTCCAGAGTGGCAACGAGCGTTCTCGACGTGATGCGCGTCGTGGTCGCGTCGGGGGCCGAAGGCTTCATCGTGTGCCACAACCACCCGAGCGGAAAGGCGATGCCCTCGGACGCAGATCGCGATCTTACGAAGGCCATCGAGCGGGCCGCGAAGCCCTTCAAGGGTGAGACGGCGTTTCTCGATCACGTCGTCATCGGCGCGGGCGAATACTACAGCTTCGCGGACAGCAAGCTCCATAAGGCGAAGAACTGACGTTGACCTAAACGCTCCGCTTGAGTAGCTTACTCAAGCGCAACAAGAACGGAGCGAACCATGGCGAACGAAAACGTTGGCATCGAAGTGCTGGAAAAAGACATCCTCGAACGCGCGGGGATCGAACAGCGAGATGATCTTCCGATCACGATCGACTGCACGTGGGGTACAAATCCAGACGGCAGTCCGCGAGTGTTCACGACCGGCGAGCCTCATCCGCTTCTTCCCGGACACCTCGTCTTCGCGATTTTCCAGAATCCTTCGGAGATCAAGGTCTACTCCCTCGCTCCGCAGACGAACGGATCGCAATCGCCTCCCAAAAGTCCCGCGGAAGCCAAGGCGCGAGCTCTCGAAGAGATGCGATCGAATCCGACGCGGACGACGCTCGTGAAAACGTCGCGCTGTTCAGTGACGGAGATCATGATCCTCGACGTCTTCGTGGCATCGATCGTCCAGGATTTGATCATGCTGGAGATCGAGACGTACGGCGAAACGCCGCCCGAAGAGCCGGGAAAAGACGCGCCGAAAGAACCCAGCCCCACGGGAACAAAGCCGCAACTGGTCCCTTCACCAGCGGGGTCGTGATAGACTTCGGACCATGAATTTCGTTGACATCGCGAACGAGAGCGTGGCGGTTGGAATCGATCCCGCGACGCTCTCGGCTGCCATGAAAGCTGTTCCGGTTCCTCTCGACATTGCTGATCTCGGCCTTCGAGTGACGGCCGACAACAACGCGATCGTCGTCAACAACGTGACGCGCACCGTGCAGCTCGGGTTCAGTCCTTCGATCCCCGCGGCGATCGCGGCAAACCTTCGTAACGCGGATGGAGGATTCGAGCTCATCACGCTCGGCGCGCGTGGCCTCGATTGGATTCGTCCTCCCATCGTGACGGCACTTCCGGGCTCGACTGCACTCGCGCCTCTTCGCACGGCGCAATTCCAAGCGTTTCTTCGCGTACACCAGATCGATGTGCCGGTGGGCGGTGGCGGCGTCGGCTACAGCGCGACGCCGAGAGTGCGTCTCATCGGTGGGCTGCCTCCCGCGGGTCGAGTGATCACGTCGGCATGCGTGCGTCGCATTGCGATTACGGATCCGGGTCTCGGCTACGTGCCGGGAACGGTCGCTGTGATCGAGGGCGGCGGAAACGGAGGTGCGTCGCCGCTCACGCAAGCGAAAGCGACAATCACGCAAGATGCGTTCGGCCGCATCACCAGCATCACCCTCACGGACATGGGTGCGGGCTACATCCAAGAACCGGTCGTGAACTTCGTTCCTCCGGGCGGCATTGGACCGAACCGACGCGCGAAGGCGAGCGTCGCGCTTGCCGAAGGCACGCCGGCAACAGCGCATGCGACGGTGGCTCTTGGTATCGTCACCGGGATCGTGCTCGACACCACGGGAAGCGGCTACGTCGGAGTTCCGGATGTTGTCATCATCGATCCGACCGGAACGGGCGCGCGCGCGATTGCACGCATGGAGCTCGAACGTATTGATGTCCGGAGCCCTGGTTTGGGCTACACCGCTGCGTCGTCGATCGTCCTCACGCCTTTTTTCAAAGCTGCGTTCCCCGACGCGAGCGATCAGTCGCGGCCCTTCTTCGGGTTCATGAACGGGCTCTTGCGAGACCGTGTGATCACGCCGATTCTCACGCACACACCCGTTCTGAGCTAACCAGAGGGCTGAGGGAACGATGGAAAAATTCGAGAGGCTCGATCCCGGCGACGAAGAGCGCGACGAGGACGAGGAAGAAGAAGAGGAAGAGGAAGAAGACGGCGATCCACGCGACGCTCGTTCGCAGGGCGTTGGTGCGATTCCCGCGGTCTCGGCTCCCGCCGTCGTCCAAGCGACCGCGAGTCGCAAGAAGGGAACGGGCAGCTCACACCGAGGCCAAGAGATCAGGAAGCGCGGGCGCGTTCCAAACAACGCGACGACGCCCACGCAGGCCGATCTTTTGTGGCTCGACGTCTTGCAGCGCAAAGAGATCGTCTCGAACGGGATCGAGGCCGAGCATTTTTCGATCAAGGTCTACAGACTCGACGGCTCGCAAGCGATCTATCTTACAGCGATCGACGGCATGCGCTGCGCGGGAGATGGACGAGACGGAAGCGCGGGCGACGCGCTCTTGCGCATTCTGACCGACGAAATTCACTGGCACTCGTCGAAGGGGCTCGCCGCGACGTACCAGCTCGAATTTTCGTTCAAGCGCGGCGGCACGATCTACGACAAAGGGAAGATCCGGCTCCCGAGCACGCAAGAGATCGGGCAAATGCGAGCGGCAGAAATGGGTCTTGGAAAGCCGCCGAATCAGTACCCGCAGCAACAGGGCTATCCGCAGCAACCTCCTCCATACGGGCCGCAGGGCTACGCGCCCCAAGGGTTTGGTGCGCCGCCGCCGCAGTACGGACCGGGCATGGGCAACGGCTATCCGCCGCCGTACGGCTATCCGCCCTACGGATATCCGCCGCCGCCGCATCCGGGTTACCCCGGTTTAGGCGCTCCTCCCGCGCCGAGTACGGGAGATGAAGTCACCGATCTCAAAGAGCAAGTGCGCTCGCTGAGCGAAATGGTGCGCGACATGTGGCGCTTCGGCCCTGGAGGAATGCCTCAAGGAATGGGTGGATTTCCACCGGGATACGGACAGCCGCCGCCGCCGCAAGGACTTCCGATGAGCGCGCTCAGTGAGATGCAGCGGCACCTCGCGGGTTTCGGTCTCACGATCGCTCCAGCGCATCAACCGGGAACGGCGATGGTTCCCGCGGCATCAGGATTTCAAACGGGCCTCGGTCAGCTCAAAGAGCTCGCCGTGGGCGTCTCCGCACTCAAGGAAGTTGCCGACGCGCTCAACGGCGTCTTCAACATGAACGCGCAGCAAGTCGTCGAAGAACCGAAGCCCGAGCCGGACTTCGAGATGGTCGAAGTCCCCGGATCGAAGTGGCCGAACGGCGAGCCCATTCGCTATGCGCGCGACGACAAGGGCATCAACTGGTTCGGGACTGCGATGGGCAACGGCTACGCGATGGACAGGTTCGGGACCACGATGGCTGGTCTCGGAAGGCGCATCGTCTCGCAGATCAACAAAGAGCAAGGTGTCGGCGCGCTCGCGGATGAAGAGGAAGAGGAAGAGGAAGAGGAAGAGCAGCCGCAACAACAGCAACAGCCACAACAATCTGTTGTGACTCCTCCCCCTCAGAATCCGCCGCCGCCACGCATGAATGGCGCGCAAAATTACCCGCCTAGGGACGACGGCTTTTCGCTGTAACTTGAACGTCGACTTTTCCCCAGGGCAGAGCGCGTGTAGGCTAAGCGCATGGCCAAGCGTCGGCGCGAAAATCCGATCAAGACGCGCGACAAGATCCTCATCGGTGGAGGCGCTGCAGTGCTTCTCGGTTTCGGTATTTTCTTGCTCACGCGCTCGAAGGCTGACACGGGAACCGGATCGACGGCAAACAAAGGTGGGGGCACGCAAAACGGTGGAGGCGGCGGTGGCGGCAGTGGGGGCGGGACCAACGGTGGAGGCGGCGGCGGCACCAACGGCGGTGGTGGTGGCGGCACCGTGTCGACGGTGAAAGATTCGATGGCCTACGCTCCGCCGCAGCAAATCAACAAGCCTCCCGCACACCTAAAGGGCGGCATCAAGGCGTGACATGCGTCTTCCGCACCTCTCGAAGACGCAGAAGAAGGTCGCCATCGGCGGTGGTGCGGCTGTCGGGGTTCTCGCGCTGACGTGGCTTGCGCTTCGCGGATCGAAGTCGAGCGCATCGGACACACCGAATACCGGAAGCGTCACGCTCACTGCGACGAAGACGATGGCGGTGCGTGCGTCGCCACCTCCGGCTGATCCCACCGATCGCATTGTGAAAAGGAACACGCGCGTGCTCGCGTGGCCGTCGAGCTCGAACAAGAACGGGATGGCGTACATCAAGTTCACGGACGGTGCGCACGTTCGCGGCGGGTGGGTGAGCGACAACGCCGTCTTGCGTGACTCCGAGCAGACGCCTTGGAGTATGCCCGCGCCCATACAAAAGGGATTCTCCGGAGTCGGCGCGCTTCAAGTGCAGGTCCCCTCGACGCAGCAGCAAGAAGTCAACGCGCAGGGATCGTCGGTGAACGCCACCGTCATCAGTGATTCGTTGATGTTTGTGCATCCCGAGGACAAGGCGAAGCTCGAAACGCTGCAGAAGGAATACTTCGCGCTCATCGGTCTCATGGGATCAGGAAAAGGTCTCGTCATCCCCAACGAAGACACGTTCCGAAAGGTCTACACGCACGGTACTGGGCGAGTGCTCGGATTGATTCCGGGCATCTTCTTCAAGGACGGAAAATTTACGAAGGACAACCTCACGAATCACTCGTGGTGTCAGACGTGGGCGGCGCAAGTTGTGGGCTTCGGAAGCGATTACCTTTGGCCGTTCTACAACCAGAGCGTCTACCGCTACGGGCCGAACGTGACGCCCGACCCGAATCTCGATCGCTACCCGAACAGTCCGATCGATCCGGTCAAAGACAATGCCGCGTACGAGGCAGCTCTCAGCGCGGCGGTCGAAGCCGACATCCAAGCCGCTCTGCAACGTTCGAGCTTCGGAATCATTCTCGACCAGATCGAGCAAATCATGGGGACCCCGGCATTCGGGATCATCTTCGGCAAGGATGCTCCGCGTGATGTCTTCATTCTCGAAGTGGCTCCCGACGTCCTCGATGGGCTCGCTCGTTTTGGTCACGACTTCGCGAGCGACAACGACACGACCAAAAACCTCGACAGCAAGAGCAAGCAAGCGATCCTCGACACCGTGAACGGGAACATCAACGGAAAGCAGATCTCCGGCAACCAGCTCAAGTCGATTCAAGCATCGGTTGGCACGTACATGGTCGGCGGCGTGATCGACATGTTCGAGTCGCACAACACGGACAAGGACAAAGGCGTCGTGAACCCATGCATCCGGGAGCTCGATGCGGGGCTTGTGATCAGCATGCTCATTGCGGTGGTGAGCGCGTTCTTGGCGGTCGTTTCTCTTGGCAGCGCAGGGCTTTTGGGTCCTGTATTTCAAGCTGTCTATTGGTCTCTCTATACAGCGCCGAGCGCGATCAAGGGTCTGGCCGATTTGTCGAAGTGACCGAGCTCGGCGTATGCTGAGCCGCATGGCACGACGGCGCGAGAATCCGCTCAAGACGCGAGACAAGGTTCTCATCGGCGGTGGCGCTGCGGTCGCTCTGATCGGGATCACGTGGGCCTTGACGCGATCGTCGAAGAGCTCGACGTCGGGCGGTGGCGGTGGCGGTGGCGGTGATGGGCAACAGCAAGGCCCCCCTCCTCCGAATCAGCCGCCGCCGAAACAAGGCAGTCCTCCCGCTCCGCCAGGCAACGGTTTCAACGGATCGAACCCGGCGAACTTCTTCGGGAGCGTGGGCGACTACGCGAACCAGCTCGCGAAGCTCGGGTACAACTACCAACAGATTTACAACTACCTCGACTACTTCGGCGGCGTGAAGATGCTCAAGAACTTCGGCATCGATCTGCCGACGATCCAACAGATCTTCAGCGGCATCGATCTGAAGTCGCTCCAAGGTGCTCTTCAGGGCATCGACTGGGGTTCACTCGCGGGCGCTCTCAAGGGGATCGATCTCAGCGCGTTCCAAAATATCCGGATCGGGTGACGCATGGTTCGTCATCGTCCAAGGCGGTATCGCTCGAACCCGACCGCGCGTGAGATCGGTGCGCTCATCATAACGACCGCGATCACGGCGGGCGTGGCGACCATCATCACGTGGTGGGTGACGAAAGAGCTCGAATCGAAAAAGCAGACGCAGCAACAGCAACCGCCGCAACTTCCTCCGGCTCCAGCTCCGAACTACGGCGGCAACAATCCGGGAGAAGGGTACTGGGCCTGATGTTCACCGCAGAAACCGATCGCAGCTTGGGCTTGCCCGTCGTGCACGAGCGCTACCCGGATGGCGAAGAAGGAATCCAGAAGTCGATCAAGACGATCTGCACGAAGGTCCGCGAGGGCATGGTCACCGCGGTGATGAAAGAATTCGCGGGCAACGTGCTCAAGCAAACGCCGGGTGCTCTGCACGGTGGGACGCGAGAACGCGCGGACGCGCTCTGTAATTTCGTTGCGACTACAACCGGCTATGCACCAGACGCGCTCGGCTCAGAGCAGATCCAGAGTGCTCAGATCACGCTTTGTGTGCCAGGCGCGCAGCTCTGCATCCCGATTCGCGATTGCGACGATGGCGTGGTGGCGGTCGGTACGCTCATCGGCGCTGCAGGAATGGATGTCGAGGTGGTGCGCCAGATCTTCGGTGGCGGTCATCAACAGCACGTGCTTCTCGAAGTGAAGCTCGAAGACGGTTCATGGTACCCGCTCGATCCGTCGAACAAAACGCACCCTTGCGGCGTGAAAGCGCCGGCACAACGCGAGACGAGGCACTCGCCCTTCGACTCGAAGTTGACGGGACTCTCGGATCAGGCTCAATTTGTCGGCATGGGCGCACTTCCTGTTTTGGTGTGGCAAGAACCTCATTCTGGTTTTCCTGGGAGATGGGCTCGACTTCCGAGCGATGCGAAGCTCGAAGGTCTCGGCGGGATCCTCCCGAGCATTTCGGATCTTCAACCGCAGCTCAAATGGCTCGGAACGATCTGGAGCACGATCGATCCGAAGGGGCGCTCGTGGGACACGGCGCTCGCCGACGCGTACAACCGAGCGGAGCAAAAGAATTGGGTCGCGGGCGATTCGACGTCGTACTTCGATCTCACCGCGATCATCGTGCGCTCGGCGATTCTCTCGCGCGTGGCGGGTGGGATGCCGTCTCCCGGACCCGACGCGGCAGCCGCGCTCGACAACTCGTGGAAGCTCATCGCCACGAAGCTCGGCTACACGTCGCAGACTTCGATGGACGATCTCAAGACCGCAGCGAAGCGAAACAATCAGGTCGCAGCGCTCGCGCTCTTCGAGCTCATCGCCGTCATCATCGCGATCGCTGCGCTCGCGGTCGTCTACTGCTTCGCGATCTACTACGCAGCGAAGATCGTCGATTCGCTCCTCACGCGTCTCGTCGCGTTCGCCGAAGAGGTTTGGCGCAACGTCCAGATCCAAAAGATGATCGACCGGCACGTCAACAACCCGGATCTTCCGTGGGATCCCGAAGAGAAAAAGCTCCTCGACCAGCTCGAAAAACAGCAAGACGAGACGCACAAAGCTGTCATCAAGCCTCCGGATCTTTCTCCTCCGGGTGCGCCGCCGTCGTTCTGGGATTCACCCTGGGCGATTTTCGGGATCGTAACGGTCGTCGCTGGAACCGCAGCCGCAGTCGTGTACCGGAAAGAGATCAAGGGCGCGCTCGACCGACACGGCAGCCGATCAGGCAGGTCGACTGCCATCGTCGCAACGTGAAACGAAATGAGCACGGACGTTGAGCTTGAACCGGCCCCGCCCGTCGCCGATGACGATGGGCGAGATCACATTCTCGATCAGGAAGCGAACCCCCCCGAAGCTATAATTTGGACGTTCCTTTGTGGAGAATCCGTAGTTGTTGGCGACGACGGCATGATGTTTCCTCCTGAAGACGATTGTTATTTGCTCGGGTCGCCCGGTTACAAAAAAGCGACGTGCAAACGGTGTCGCAAAGCAGCCGGCCTACCGTGAGCGAGCGTGGCCTGATCTGCATGGGGCGCGACGTGTTCTTCGTGCTTCGCGGAGGTCGCGAGGTGTCTGCGCGGCGAAGGCGCGATGGAATGCTCTACGACTCGTCGGGCTACTACTGGCCGAAGTGCAGTTTGCTCGTCGCTCCATTCGAGCAAGGGCGTGACACCTGCGACGTGAGCAAGGCGCGTGATTTTTTTGGTCGCAGAGTCGATGTGCTCGAAGGACGAGTGCCGCAACTTCCGCCGAAAGACATGCACGCGTGGCGTGCAGTCGGCGAAGTGGATCAAGTTTTCTACGATCGCGCCGGCAAACACGACGGACCGTTCCGGCACAAATTCAATTCGCCGCACGGAATGTTCAAACTCGTTGCGCTCTTCAAGAAGCGTGTTGCCGAGTCGAAGGTGATTCTCTACAGCTTGAACGGCTGTTATCGGCTGGAGCTCCCGCGGGGTTGCATTGTCGATGATCGCGGCTTCGTCTTGCCCTGATCCGAAAAATAGTTTTACGCACTCAAGCGGTTACACAAGCGGTTAGTGAAGCGGCTACTCAAGCGCGTAGTCATCACGTGCGCATCCGCGGTGATGTAGACTTCCGCGCATGACCATCCGCTACAGCGATCTCATGGCAAAGATGCGGGATCAAGCGCCTGATCTCGCAGCAACGCGATCGCGCAGAGCGTCTGCGCCAGTGTCTGCGGCAGTGTCTGCGCCAGTGTTCCATGCGGACGACAAGACGAAGCGCAGACGCAAGAGCGCGCGCACGAGCGCGCGTGCGCGCTTGACGAAAGGAAGCAAGCGGGGTTCTCTAAAGAAAATGCGTGCTCGAACCGCACCGCGGAGAGCACGTGAATCCACCCGGAGAACAACCGTGGCCAAAGCATCCCCCGCACAACGTCGCGCCCTCAAGAAAGCCCGTGCTGCAAAACGTCGGTACGCGCGAGCTCCGCGTCGCGGCGCACGCGAGATGAAGGGACAAGTTCGGCGCAACAGGGCCGGCAAATTCAGTGCGACCGGAAGCAAGATCGCTGGTCGGTTCACTGGTGAAGCACGGAGGCGTCGTCGACGGACTCGTCGCGCGTACGAAGCGCCGCGTCGTCGTCGACGTCACTACGCGCGCGAGATGGCGGCTGCAGCTCCGCGTCGTCGTCGCCGCGCAGGTCGTCGCCGCCACTACGTGAAGGGGCACTACTCGCACGAAGCTCGTCGTCGTCACGGCCGTCGCCGTCACCGCTACGCGCGCGAGTTCGCCGCTCAAGCGCGTGGCCGAGGTCGTCGTCGTCATTCCCGCCGCTACCGCGGCGCGCTGGAGAATCCGCTCTCCGGCATGGAGCTCGCGATCACGATCTTCACCGGCTCGGTCGGCTACATGGCTGCCGAGATCGCGGATCGCATGATGGCGGTCCGCAACGGCGCACCGCTCGTCACGCTCGCCGTCAACGGCGGCAAGGCACCGCAGCTCCCGATGTACGACGACTGGCCCCGCCTGGTCGTTGGCGCAGCCATCACGGGTGCACCGCTCGTTGCGAGCGCGTTCATCAAATCGCCCACGTGGCGATCGGCGCTGCAGACGATGGGCATCGGCGCGGGTCTCCGCACCGTGGGCCACATCCTCGTCAGCGTTGCAGCCAAGCTCACCGCGCCCGCGGCGGATGCGAAGCAAACCACTGCACAAGTCCAGAAGAACATCTTCGCGTTCGAGCAGTCGCTCGCGTCCGCGTACGACACGTGGAACAAGCAGACGGATCAACAGAAGACGGACGCCGAGAAGGCGTACGAAACAGCGCAAGGCACTGCGGGTCTTCCGCAGGGAACCGGTGCATGTCCGACGTGCAAGCGCACCGATGGTCTCGGCGCATGCTGCGGGCGCATGTCGCAACAGCCGCCGCAAGCGCAACCGCCCCTTCCTCCTCCTCCTCCGATCACGGCCACGCCTCCGGCTTCACCTCCGCCTGTTTCCATGCAGCCGCCGATGGTGCCGCAAGCGCCGCCTCCTCCGTACAATCCGCCCGCGGTCACGCCGCCTCCGGTGGTTTCACGTCCTCCGGGTGACGTCTCGCGTCCTCCGGGATCGATGCTTCCGGGAAGCCCGCCCGCGATCGCAATCCCTGCGACGCCAGCATTCGTTCCTTCGCCGGCTTCGCCTCTCGTGGGCGCGGGTCGAGGCATGGGCATGCCCCAGCGCTTCATGGCGGGAACGGGTTCGGTCGCGCCCCGACCGAATTTCAACTGGGGCGAGGACGCCGCGGAGTAATCACTCCGCGACACGAAGTGTTTGTTTGAGGTTCAACAGCTCGGGTCGAGCTCGATGTAGCGCCGAGTGAACAAAGGAAAGAGACAGATGGAAACCGCTCAGCAACCGAAATCGCCTCGCACCAAGGTCAATCGCACGCCTCCCACGGAGCACGAGCGAAAGCTCCGCACGATTGGCCTCGGGCAGCGTCCCGACGAGCATCAGATCAAGGCCGCGGGTCTTGGTTCGCTCCAGAAGGATGCGGGTCTCGGCGTTTACGATCTGCTCGACGCAGTTCGTGAATCCGTGAAGTGCGCAATCTGGAACGTGCCCGTGATCGAGTCCTCGAAGGGCACGTTCCTCGGACCGCTCCTCGACACGGACGCGAATCGCCTCTTCGGCGATCGCATCGATCCGTTCGGATGGTCGATTGCGCAGGACGGCATCGATCAGGTCGACACCACGCTCGCGCAAAACGGCGAGCTTCAGGTGCCGACGCTCGTGTGCGGTGTCGGCTGGCACGTGAACGGCGATCCCGCGGGCTTCTCGATGATCGGAAACGGCGTCACGCGTCCGCTCGGAGCAGTCGCGGGTCACCCCGCATCGCCCGACGTCTTCACCGCGAACGACCTCGCCAACAACGTCATGGGCCTCGGCGAAGGTCAGACGATGGAGATGGCCACCCTCGCGTGGGGCTGGTGGACCAACTACATGTTCTGGCAGCAAGCTCGCGGCTACCACCTCCGGTGGATGGTCGGGCAGCACACGAACATCTTCGACGAGTTCCTCCGGAACACGGCGTACTTCCCGACGAACGCGCAGGAAGGATCCTCGGGATCGAGCGACGTCGACACGATGTTCTTCATCCGTCGAACGAACAACCGCTACGACCAGCTCGGCTCGGGGCAGGTCTTCTTGCCGGTGTCGCACGTGCGCATCGGGTCCGTGCTCGCGGGCGCGGCCAACGCCGGAATCTTCCGACCGTCGCGCTCGGGCGATCTCGCCCCCGTGACGTACGGCGGCATCGACCTCCGGAAGCTCCTCGGCAACAACTCCGAGTTCAAGAAGATGACGATCCCGTACTTCTTGGACAAGGGCATCCCGATCGGCCTCTACGCGCAAGAGTCGGACAAGGCGCAAGCCGATCTGATGCGCGCGTACCTCTCGATCACGTACGGCTTCGGCCAGACGATTCCCCCGCAGGTGACGCCGGACGTGAACTTCACGCCGGGCAACACCCCCACGGGCGCGAGCGTCATGCTGGAGCAGACGCTCGACGTGCCGGCTCCGTTCCTCGTCTCGCAAGCCGTGCAGACGCAGCGCCGGATGTTCAAGGGCGGCGAGTTCAAGCAGACCATCCACCTCAAGGGCTTCGAGGTCGACTCGGATTGGTACACGATGCTGCAGAACAACCCGCAGCTCCGTGACGCGTTCCTCTGCGAGTGCGGCTGCGGCTGGCCGAAGTGATTCGGCGGGGAAACTGACGCTCCCCTCGTAATTGCGGCGTCACGCTTGGGTAGTCATTCCCAGGCGCTCCAACTCTCCCTGAGCCCCAACGGTCGAAAGACCCGAGGGGCTGAGGGCGTGAAGGCACCATGAACGAACAGAAACCTACCGCGGTCGGCCTCGGAGGCATCGGGCTTCCGGATGAAGTCTACGGATGGATCCGAAGAGGAGCACCGGGCATCGCCCTCGCGCGCGCTCTCGGCGTGCCCTTTGGACCGTGGACCCCGCAGGTTCGCTTCACGTTCGACACGCCCGATCCGCAGGTCTCGCCTGTCGTCGGGTTCTCGGGCGAGACGCGCATCACACAAGACACGATCGTCCAGTGCCTCATCGTTCGCACCTCGATCGATCGCACGCCGATCTCGCCGTTCGATCAGATGGGCGACAACGCGTTCAACTTCACGCAGCCGATCGACGCGACGCTCGACATCACGGGCACGCCCAGGTACACGGTCACGCCCGATTTCACTCCCTTGCAGAATTTGATGGACGCGTTCAACGGCAACTCCGAGTGGCCGTGGGCGTGGGTCCTCACGGATCAACAGGGCGTGAAGATGCAGTTCCAGAGCCGCATTCGGCTTCCGGATTTCCCGGTGACGGTCACCGCGACGTTCCGATGCTGGACTCCGATCACGGATCTTCTTCGCAACGCGTCGACTCGTGATGTCGTCGCCCAACTGAGAGAGCTCGGATACACGATCCCGGATCGGTACCTCGACTACTTGCGCTAAGGGGGCGCACACCCCGATGGCGAGAGGCGCACGCGCAGTCGACTACAGCCCGAACCGATTCTTGATCGGCACGGAAGCGCTCACCGCGCATCCGCGTCGTCGCGTGGAAATCACATCGACGGGCGTCGACGAAGATCTCCAGGATCTTGCATCCGATCCGTTTGGGAGCCTCTCGTGGGTCGGCCTTCGTGTGCCGTCGCACGTGACGGTCACGCCGCAAAACCGCTACCTCTTTTTGCTCTGCTCACTCGACGTCGCGGACGGCGATCGCATGCGCCTCGTCGGGCTTCGCCACGGTTACTCGCTCGGCATCCGGCAATCGCAGCGCGTGAACGAATTTTGGGTGCGAAACCCGGTCTTCAAGCCACCGCGCGGAAATATCTCGTGGCACCTTCGCGTGCGTCCGCTTCGCCAGTTGAACAACCCCGGCAACGGACCGATTCAACCGCCGCTCCAGAATTTCGCGTTTCGCGACGCGCAATCACCCGCACTTCTCTATCTCAATGCAGCGGCGGGATTCTTCTATCCGCTCCTCACGGATTACCAGCCGCCGAATCGAGGCATGCCATACGGGCGAGGGGTCACACCGGAATTCGGCACCTTCTACGATCTCAAGACGGATTGGCAGGACGCAAGCGACTGGCGCGCGATCGACATCCCGGTCGTGGGTCCGGCACGCGTGCAATTCTTCGCGAGCGTGCAGCAAACACCGCAACAGAAACAGCCGGTCGTGCAGCCCTTGGATTTTTTGCCGCTCGGCGAGAGCGGCGAAGAGCAGTATCTCGCGAACTTCCCGGAAGCGCAGATCTGGCGCGTCGCGGGGGCGCTCGCTGCCGAGTTCGAGGACGGCGAGGAATTCCGATCGATGATCGATCATCCGTCGCAGTGGACGGATCGCAAAGATCTCGAAGCCGTGCTGAAAGAGCTTCGCGAGATGAATGCGACGCTCAAAGGGAGCCAAAAATGAGCAGCAACGGCGTGATGCTTCAGGACTACGTGCCGAACGCGATCAACAACCTCACCGAAGAAATTTGGTGTGCGGGTGCGGTGATTCCGGCCGGCAAAAAGGTCGTGATCGGTCACATGCGCGATGGCTGGCTCGAAGTCACGTTCACGATGGGCAAGACGCAGGACTTCATCGGCATGGCGATGGTCCCGCCTTCGGTCGTCGGGATCGACGAGCCGACGCGATTTCCCGGCGTCGGCTTCATGCCTCAAGGCGTCGCCGCGATGGCGGTGCGACAGGGGCGCTCTCAAAAACAAACCTATTGTCCGGATCGAACCTGGCGAGTTGGCCTTCCAAGAAATTCCAACGAGTCTGGGTGGCTTCGCACTTGGAACGATCCGTCGCCGCCTCCGGCGAGTAAAATCGTGGATGTGTGCGTGCCCACATGTGGTCCGGGCGAGGTGTTGAACCTCTTGGCGGGACAACACACCTTGATTCCAGAAAGCGATCCCTACTTTGTGTCGCGCTTGATCGAAGTAGTGCAGATGGGGCTTCGTCCAGTGTTTCATTGCGTCCCCGGAGAATCCACGGCATACGCCCCGTCGAGAGGTGCGATCGATCAGAGCGCGCCACTCCCGCCGCGAGGATCGCAAGGCGCAACACGCATGGGTCCGGTGTGGCCGGTCGGGATGCCTGCGGCTGCCGCTCAAATCCGCGCTGGGATCCGTGGAATGGGGTCGAG